TCGTTTGTTGCATACAGCACATAAAGTACAGGCACTGTCAATATCGTTTTCAAATACTTTACATTTTGCAAAAGGATCAATATGATGTACTATTAAGTCTTTATCCGATCCGCAAATAACACATAAATGGTTATCTCTATTTAAAACCAATTCCCTAAACTCTGTAGGAAATGAGCGAATATCTTTGTCAAAAGGGGTATGCCCGGCAGGGTATTTATATTTATTAAAAATAGGACACTGTTTTTTACAATTTTCTGAGCAATACAAGCGACACTCTCCGGTCATGCCTCCATTAAGAGCCTGAACCCTATTTTGAACTTCTCTGTTGGTAGGAATAAAATAATTTCCGCATAAGGAGCATTTAACTTCTAAAAAACCTTCCACCGTTTCTCTAGCACATTCATCAATAGTTAACTGGTGACCGTACGTACCAAATAAAGAAAAAGAGGAGTACCAAGCACCATTCTTTTTAAGAAATAACTCAGTATTTTCAGCATAGTATAATCTACTTCTTAAATTGGTACATTTTTTACACTGAGCACGATGATTATTTACTCCTAGAGTGCTGGTATGAAAAGACTCCCATTTTTTAAATTTACCGCATACTGCGCACTCGCGTCCTTCTTCGGTTATTATAAACTCCTTTTTCTTTTTTGATCCTTGCTTTTCGCGTACACAATTTTTACAAAGGGATTTATGGCCGGTTTTTGTATTATTTCTTATTGAAAAATTATTCCAAGGCAGAAATTGACCGCAATGAGTACATTCTCTTCCGTATTCATCCGTTCTGAATTTTTTTCTTCTTTTCTCCTTGCCCCCGTTACATACCCGACAACGCGCCTTATATCCGGTTTTAGCAGCCTTTTGTTTATCAAAAGATTCCCATAATTTAAACTTCCCGCAACAAGCACACTCACGTCCTTCTTCAGTTATTATATGTTTTTTACGTTCAATAGCTCCTTTTCTTTCTCTAGTACAATCTTTACATACAGGAGTTATTCCGAAACGCATACCTTTGTTTTTAGCAAACTCACTAAATGATTTATATTTATTACAAGCAGCACACTCCCTGCCTTTAGCATCATAATATAACCCATTTCTTAGATACGACATATTACCTCACTTTATTTTCCTATTCCTAACAATTTAAACTAAAATAGAACTTCCATTAAAATCTCCGGCGTTATTGTGTTTTGCTGAAACTATATAAAAACTTATGCATCATATCAACAAATAAAACAAAAGTCAAGTTAATATGTAATCTAATCTTTTATTCTCCAAATACCGTTTTCATCCCTATCCCATACTTTTAAATCATACCACGACATATTGGGTTCTGGAGTCATCTCTACTTCGACTGCTAGTTTCTTTTTAAGAAAAGGAAATTGTTTGAACGTCCAATCGGTCATGCCGTATTCCACTAAATCAAGGAAGTCTTGCTTTTCATCAGTATAAATTGAGCCTATATTAGAATCATGCACTTGCATCATTAATCTAGAACGCATTTTATTTTTTCTTGCCTGTTCATTAATATAACAGGCTGAGGTCAGAAGAACAAAAGCTCCTGCGTTTTGAGAGGGGGAGTTCAGACATTTATTCTTACTCATTAGTCCTCTTCTTCGATAGCCAGAAGGAGTCTCAACATACCCGTTTTTCAAATAAATGTCAATAACTTTATTCTGATATTCTCGCCAAACTTTAAATTTATCCCAATATTCTTCTTCTTTCTCTTCCCAATAGTTAATAAAATCTCTTTCAGTTTTTATTCCGTTTATTCTGAGATGTTCTGCAAGAGTAATATCATCTCCAGTAAGCACCTCGTTGTTAGTTAACCATTCCCATGTTTTCTTAGCACAAGCCCAATAATTAGACCCGTAAGCTTGTGCGAAGGAAATACCACTCTTTGAAAAGTTACGAATCTGTTTCGATACTTGATCTGGATGAAAATCAAACCAAAACTGCGTAAACTCACTATGACAATCCACTTTCGGGTCATCTAGCATGTGCATAAAAACCGGATCATTACAAATAAATGCCAACAACCAAAGTTCAAGGGCGCTGTAATCTATCTCAGCAAAATGACAATCCTTATCCGCAATAATCCCTCTCCTAATTGTTTTCTTTTGCAGAGGGTCGTGTTTGGATATATTTTGTAGATTGGGGTTGTTACATGACGTGCGCATTGTTTTGAGCATTACCATGAATGAAGGATGCACTCTACCATCAACCTCAAGACGTTCAAATTGAGCTATATAGGTATTTACAATTTTATCCAATTTTCGCATCTCAAGAAGTTTCTCAGCACATTCACCTTTGAGTTCGTGCATTACTTCTTTATCTACTGAAACTTCGCCTTTTGCGGTTTCTTTTATCACTTCATGGTTACCATATTCAAAAAATAACTTTCTAAGATCAGGAGAAGACCCATAATTAGGCTCTCGTCCCTCTTTAGCAACAAAGGAACGAACTTCTTTCGTTCTTGACATATCTAACAGTAAGGCATCATATTTTTCTTGAAGTTCGCTCTTGACTCCACGAAAGTATTCCATATCAACACACACGCCTTCTGCATGATAACGAGCCATCTCCTTTGCTATCTTGTTATACCACCACATGGCTTCTCTAGGAGAAAAATTCCTCTTAGAATCGCACTTAAAATAATGATATTGCTCTGCAAAAATGTAAGCATTAAGCAAAGCATCTAAGCCGTTATAAAGAAGAAGTTTGTTAAGAGGAAACTCATGGATATAGTTCAATCCATTTTCTTGTTTTCGCTCAAAATAACTTTTAGCTTCTGAGCCATACCCTTTTTGTCCCTCATACATAAGAGCAAGATGCTTCAAACCTCTTGTTCCGGGAGTGCAATTCATTTGATTAGCAACAACCATCGAATCCCAATAATACCCTTGAGTGTCGGTTTCAAATCCGACCAACTCCCAAGAATATTCAAGATTGATATTATGTGCTACCTTATTTATTTTTTCATTGTTAAGATATTCAATCCACAGTTGTTTTATATGCTTCTGTTGATCTTCTGTAAAATGGTTTTGTCTTTGATAGGGAAAAGCGTAGGCTACTTGCGTTTCTCTATTATAATCGGATATATCATAAATAGGAGCAAAAGCAATAGTTTCTATGCGAGAACCTTCTATAAAAATATCCGTCCCAGTTCCTTCGTAGTCATGGCAGCACCACTTAGGAGGATTTGTTTTTAATTCAGTTAAAGCATTTACGATCTCTTCATAGTCATACAAGCAATTAACTTTTGTTTTATGTTCTATCTCTTTCTTTACAGGCGTATTAATATTTTTAGCAAAAAACTCAAGGTCTTTTTTCCAAAGGGCTGTCCAGAAAACATCATCTTCATTTTGCAACGCTGCTACAGGATGATGAATTGCTACTACATTACAGCCGTACTCATAACAAGGGATTAGAAAATCTCTAAAATTTTCCACACTTATTCCTGTCACTTGCTCAACGCCGTTCTTTTCTCCAAAAATAGCGTAGAGGGAAAGCGTTCCTAGACAAAGGATAGTGGAAGGTTTAATTTTTTTAATAGTATTTCGGACGCGGTTTCTGCAAAAATCGACATTCTTTTTTAGTTTATGGTTTTCAGAAACAGAAGTCCTACACCCCAAAGCACTTGTTACAAAACAATCTTCATAAAGATCAATTCCTACTTTTTTAAGTTCCTGCTCAAAAAGTTTAGTTGCTCCACCAAGAAAAAGGTTATTGTTTTCGTCCTGTTCTTTAGTAGGAGCCTTGGTAAGAATAAGAATCTTTTTTTTGCCTTTGCCGAAAACCCCGATCTGAGGATTTTTTGACTCTTTATAAAGCCCACAATTTCCACAATCGGGGTTATTATTTTTTATTTGTGTGAAAAATCCCATGTTTGTTATCTATTCTTTTCCTTTCAAAGGTCTTATAACCAATTACAAGATCGTAAGGATTCATACGATCTCCATAACAATCATGTAACATATCTGTGTTCAACGGTAGTTCCATGTTTACAACATAGGTGAAATGTCAATCCTTTTTCCTCAAACGTCTCTGTCATTGCGCCCCTCCCTGCTAGATAAGGAAATTAAGTAATTCTTAACGGTTCGAATTATTCGAAATTATCAAATAATTGCCTACGCGAAACCTAGAAGTCCTCGGTTTCGCGGGCTTCCTCGTACTGTTCAGCGAGAGTCTGCTGCTCCTGATAGGTATCATTCAATTTCCAACGAAGGTTTTCGATTTCAAGCAAATCGGTTGCTTCAAACGGTCCCATCCGTTCTCCATTATACAGTTCAACGGGGTGCCTGCGAGAGTGTTTAGCATCGTAGACCCGCTTTTCGTCTTCAAAGTAGAGGCGGGCAATCGAAGCATTGTTGAAATAGTTGTTGGGCATCCTCTGAAAGTAGTTTCCTACCTATATCGGCGTCTTCTTTGTCCATCTAAATTTAGGCTTTGCCATGATTTCCTCCGATGCTTGCGGGTTAGTTGACAGGCGGGAAACGTTCCCACTTTTCGGCTTCTGCCTTGCACTCTTCCTCAGTTTCCCAAAGGGCGAATCCTGAAAGGCCGTCGGAGTCGCGGTACAGTGACCACGGGCCGCCGTGTTTGTTAATGCGCTCCGGCCACATCAGATAGTTTCCTTGTGCCCCGACCGCCTCAAGCCGCAAGTAATCAAGTCCGAATGTGTCATATCCCTTGGAAAACATGATCGTTTCGTCGAGTCTCACGTTGTTGGTGTCTTGCCATATAAGCATGTTCACTCCTGTTCTTATGTTCCTATTTATTTTTTATTTGTTTGAAAAATCCCATGTTCGTTATCTAATCTATATCCTTTTTGGTTGTATCAGCGGTCAAAATATCAACCATATCATTTTCAAATCGTTCAAACTGCTTATCGGTCCATTCGCCCCATCCGGTTTCATCGTCTTCTGGATCGTCGTCGGGACGCTCGGGATGCCCTTCGTAGAATGTCGCAATGGCAACTCCCAGAGAATCGCAACCGGGGAGCATGTCCAGAAAAAGGAGCTTATTTACTATGGCCTCGGCTTCACTACGTGTCATCTTCCACCTTTGATTGTATCAGTGGTTATTCGTGGATAAGTCCACGGAGGCATTTCTTCGACTCCTTTTCGCCCGCATACGTGGCACCATAAAAGATACCGGATTCGTTGATGTAGTAGCGAAGCTGCGGACGGAAGCACGACATCCTTTTCTTAAATGGAAAAGATTTGAGATATTGATACCTGTCCACCTTGTCGCAAGACGGCCACGAAATCATGAACTCAGGAAAATTCCCATCATCCTCGGAACCAAGGAAACGGCACTTGTGGCAGGACCGAGGGGGTGCTTTCTTCATTGTCAACTCCTTTCTGGTAGTCTAATTCTGTGGCTTTTCCGGTTTTTCGGCCTTATCGCCGTTAATTACCGAGTGTGCCCATTTTTGAAATCTATTAAACAAATCCTCATAACAATAAGGAAGGCAGTCTGTCATTTCATGTAAACGATATATTTCATCTCTACCTTTCTTATATACAGAATGGTCATCACTCATCATATAAAACCAATCTGCGGTATCGAGAAGTTCGTAATATTCTTTAAGAGGCATTAGAAAATCCTATCAATAATAGAAGTAAGATAATCCTGTGTTACAATAAAATCTGGTTCTTTTTCTTTCTTAGCCTTCATACTATCAATAAATTGCATAAAATATGCAAAATCCACCCCAATAAGTTGATCTTCAAGGATATCAAGATCATTAAGATCAATTTCATTTAACTGAAAAATCATCTTTAGATATTGTCCTGCGTTAATGTGCCAACCTCGTTTAATAAATTTCCGAGTACGAATAATAGAACAAAGCGGGTATTCTGATCCTGAATAAAAAAGATGACCGCTTAAAAGAGATTCTAAAGCTGCTTTATTGGTTACGACTTTTCCTTCCCAAGAAGTCCAATAGTTGGTGCAGTGAATAAAGTCATATGTTTCATGGATTTCTTCAGGTTCCCCATAAAATCGAATAACACATTGTACTTTTCCGGAAAGAGTGATTGCATTTGGGGATAGGAAGATGGGTTTATATTTGATATCCTCTTCTTCCTCTAATCCACTTTCATCTGCTTCTTCCAAAACATCATACACATCTTCAAAAGAAGTTTGTAGATATCCGGTGTCATCTTCTGATGCTACTCCTTTAGATGGAATAAAAATTAAAATACGGCCAGTATCCTCATCGGCCCTAACTTCTGCTTTATGTCCGGTGTTTTTATTAAAAATACTCACATAGTATTCAGCAAGAGCGATTACTGTTTCTTTATTGCGAAAATATATATCAAAATCCTTTACAGGCTCCCCTTTAAGCATAGAAGCAATTGCGCCACCTGTCACAATAGTATTTTGTTTTACAAGTTTTTTAACTTTACTATCTTTAATAGAGTCTGTCCATTCGTTAATCTTTTTCCGAATAACTTTTTGAATCGTTTTAGTATTCATTCATACTCCCATTTCTTTTTTAAGTTTATCTTCACCTCCAACCAACACAATCTGCCTTGCATGTTTCTCAGAACACTTACATACTTCCATCACTTTGTCAAGAACTTTTTTATCAAGCTCCTGTTTTTGTTTTTTCACAAAGAAATCAGGCGGTGTGTATCGTTCTGACACAGCGTCAATAAATTGACTTGGTACACTATTCAATTTTTGCACAAGTTGAAAGTGTTTTTTAGAAAGGGTACCAAGTCTTCGTTGATAAAAATTCATCCCCTTATTCCTGGACAGCTACCCAACCGTTATTCATGTACTTGTTCCTAACAATCTGTGGGGCCGCAAGAGCGTAGAAAGGCACAGAAAGTCCCATAGTAAACACTGCCAAAACAAGACTGATAAAGAAGTGGGAACAAACATTGTGAACAATAAAATAAAGAGGTCCAAACAGAATCGCCCACAGAATTGCCAGATTATTAACCTCTACCTCATAATCATTTGCCGGATTCTTGAAAGTCATTTTATTCTCCTTTGTTTGTGTTGTTATTTTACGAATTTAGGAGCAACGCCAACCACTCCCATAAGTTCCGTACACATGCCAATAAATGTAATTGCCTTATCAACTACAGATCCAGAACTACCATACCATTCCGCAGTTGTCAAGGAAATTTCTGGTTTATTTTTATCTTTTGCATATTCTGTGATAAGATATCTATATACACTCTCAAAATCATTGCACTTTTCAGCAAACCTAAAAATAGAGACCAAATCACCGGATTCAATATATCCAACAACCTCTTTGTAATCAGACTGAAATTCTTTCTTATCTGAGAAAACAAACGTCCCTGTATGGGAACAATATTCAAGCATGTTAATACAGGATCGGATATCAGGATAAGTATGTTCAATCACAGAAAGAATTTCTTTGTTTTCGTATTCAACTTCTTCTTTATCCAGAATATCCTTACAGAGTTTCAGTAGTTTCCTTTTTGGAAATTGCTCAAAATGAAACTTTGTGCACCGACTTTTGATAGGTTCTGTGAATTTATGAATATTATTGCCTGTAAAAATGAATCTACAGGTCTTATGAAACTGCTCAATAGTATTCTTCAAAGCATCTTGTGCATCCGAAGTAAGCCCGTCTGCTTCATCAATAAACACAATATTCATGTTTTTGGACAGGGATGATGCAAAGGATGCAACCCTGCCTCTCATTGTTTCAATTCCCCTGTCCCTAGAACTACCGTTAAGTTCCAGAACGGTACAGGGGATAGTAGATGTTAAAATCCTAACAAGAGTTGTTTTACCCGATCCTGCCTGTCCGGTTAGAATCATATTAGGGATATCCTGTTTCTCAATAACAGATTTAAAATATTCCCTATATTCAGGAATAAGAGACATTTCCTCAAGAGATGCTGGCCGGTATTTATCGAACCACATACTACCCCGCTATCATTTAAAAAATCCAATTAAACAAAGTATACGCACCATAACAGAGTGTCTACGTAGCGAAAGTAATTCAGATAACAAGTAAAACCATCTGCATAATTACCTTTTATTATTGGGCGCACTTTCTGCCGCATCAAATAAAACACCAACCTCTCGCATCAATTCATTCGAGCATAGCGCTTTAAGATCAGTTAAGGTATGGGGGGTAAAAGTAATATTGGCAGTAGGACCATAACAAGAACAGTGATTCATGTCGTGGATGTCGTATTTATCACCGATACGCATGAGAAGTTTTCCACTGCCCTCGTACTCCCCACGACCATACCAGTACCAAACCTCCTCAATTTGATATTCTTCAAGGAAACAAATATTTAATTTATTCAACTCACAGGAATCCCAATATTCAGAATCAACAGGCATCTTTTTAATTCTATGAATCTGCATTATTTTATTACCTCACATCAGCTTGAATTGCAAAATACACATCCTCAGCCACAACAAGAAGCATATCTTTAAAATCCACGTTATCAGAGAACTTAATACACATTTCCTGTTGCTTCTTGATCACATTAGAAAAGGTTTCCTTCTTCACAGAGACACTCTCACCTTCCCTAAGTCGGGTTTCGATGTCATAACGAATAATATTTCCGGTTTCGTCACCTGATTTGATTCCTTTCTCATCAAATGTAACAATATCGGATTCACAAATTTTTAGCAGGTCTTGAATATACCCTTTATCTTCCTTGGTAATGTAACATCGCTTGGTAAAATGTTGAAGAATAGAGAACGGGTCCACGTCAGCACTCGGCCGGGTTGCAATGTAATTAACGGAAATAGGCTTATATTTCAGAGTTCCCCTTCCTTTTAGAACAAGCCTGTCAGAAACCGTCACATCAATTTCTTCTTGCTTATTAAGATACTTGATAATATCTCGTAGAGTCACACCAATCGGCTCTTCTTGTGTCCAGTATTCATCGTAGATACCAAACACAACAAGATCATTATCGATAGCTGCAATAGAAAGATTCTCATCACGTTCATCAAATACAACCGTCATAATGCGATTGGTGAAATAGAATTTGTTAAGAAACGAAAGCAGTCCTTGAGCATCAATTTTCATTTAAATTTCTCCTTTAAGAAGTTGTTCTTTGTACCACTCAGGAAGTCCTTTGATAGACTCTCTGAGGAGTTCTTTACCAAAAATATTCCAGAGAGCTTCTTTGATATTCTCTTTTTCTTCTTCTTTAATATCCTGTTGAATTTCTTTAATAAGGTTACCAATATCTTTCGGAGATTCAGTAAGTTCTCCTTTTTCTTTTAGATGTTGAACAGCTTTGTCCCACCTAGCAGGAGTCTTATACTGTTCACAAAAAGTTCCCCACTTTCCCTTTCCAGTGTTTTCCTTTTTCCAATTCTTTCCATGAACCTCTTTGAATTTTTCAGAAACATATTTACCGCACATAATAGGAAAATACTGCCCACCAAGAAAATAGTCTTTATTATAATTCTTAACTACCACGCCCTCTACTTCAACCGATCCAAGATACGACTTCCTTTTAATAAGAGAAAGAACTTCTTCTGGTGTAGTAATTCCTTTATAAATAAGAGGAACTACATCTACTTCTAGATTTTCTGCATATTTAGTAAGTGTCTCATAATCAGAAACAAATTCCCCACCTTTCATCATACCGAAAAGCGCAATATTGTTTTTTGGAGTACGATCATAACACAGAGTATTATGTTTTGGCTTATTGAGATATTCTCCCCAAAATTGAATGTTATCAGGGAGGCTATCCGCAATGCTTCGGATATAATCTACCCCTTTCTGGAACATCTTTTCGGGAGCATCCATATTAATAATTTTTCCTTTCGACCTACAAACAACTTTCCCATCAATTTTACCAAAAGAAAATTGAGAACCATCCACCTTTTCGGTGATTTCAACCTCGCTTTCAAAAATAGATTGAATGCGTTTCTGTCCGAGTGCCCAAAGTTTCGGAAAAGAATTAAACTCCATTTAAATTTCTCCTTCCTTTAGAATATACTTCTTAAACTTTTTATAGAAATGTTCTGTTTTCCCTTTACCTAGCCGTGAATTATACATGGTCTTCCAGTACCACGCAAGGGACCAAATCTGATCTTCGGTTATTTTTCCTATAATTACCTCTCTATCAAAATCCCTATTGGTTCTCTCTTTATAATAAACCATTGCCAAAAGTATTTGATATTCAATGAGATGGATACAGCGTTCTTCACCGTAAGCCTCAATGTATTTGTAGATCAACTTTTGAATATTCTTATGTCTCGGCAATACTCTCTTCTTTATATCAATATACGTTGATTTGTTTATTTGGTACACGCCAACGTCATACTTACCGTTTCCAAGATTACTCCCCATGTCACTTTCTACAGCAGCAGTCCCTAAAAGAAGGTAGGTGAACATATCAGACTTTTCTTCTCCTGTCAACCCCATCATCAATTCAATCCGACTTTTCAAAAATTCACGGTTGATTTGCCCGTCATATTTTGAATGTTCGGTTGCGGGTAAGAATGATATTGACAAGAGAAAGATTATGATTGGTGAACTGTTAAGCATATTACTCCTTATTTTTTATTAGCCCAAATTGTTCTCCCTTCTTTACATATTTATTGGATGTTGTCAAGAACTTTTTTCTATTTTTATTTACTTTTCTGTTCTCTTGATTCGTATCCTCCAAAATTCAAGTGATCTCTATAGGAATAGTACCAAGTATCGTACTTAAAATACCCGTGATTAAGGCATTGTAGGACGTATACGTGGTCTTTAGGATTAAATTGATCAAACCTGTTAGCTATCTGGTGTACCCTAACACAATTATGTGCCTGTAACTCTTTTTGTGTATCAATAGCAATAATATTGGTACACGTTGCCGCAATCCCAATGGATTCAGATATATGCGTCATATCTAAATATACTTCATTATACCCGCTCCTATTGCTGTGAATTGGAGACATTATACATATATTTCTAGTATCCGCACATCTTTTAGCCTCCTGCCATAGAGAATCAATACCAACTCGCTTATCAGTATATGCTGTGGGCTTTAAGATATTAATATAATCAATAACAACGATATCTGGTTGGAAATCCTCCACTGACTGAAGATAATCAAGCGTCTGTTCTACTTGCGAGAATGCGGCAGAAAATTGAGGAAAAGCCGTAATACGTATATTGCGAAGACCCTGCCACTTTAATGCTTTTTTTAACCTGTTTTTTGCATAATCTGGAGTTAGTACCGGACGCTCTTCCCACTTATCTAGAAAATCAATTTCATATTCATTATTCTTACCTCTACATATATCACAAGGAGCATAATCTTCATTTATAATATCTTCTCTATTACGCCTTATCATATATCTTTCTTTATTTACCCTGTCTTTACGTCTACATTTGTTTTCTTTATTTTTTAAACAATCCCATGTTGCATATAAACTCAAAGACTTATCTTCATCATAAGGCCTATTAAATGCTTGTAGCAGTAATCTCTCTTCACATTCATTTTTACTCATTTCTACCGACACTATGAGTGATTTATATCCTTTATTGGCGGCTTCTAAGGCCACATCAAAAGCACAAAAAGTTTTTGATATTTTGGATGCACCAAAAATACCCATCAGGCCTCTTCTGCGAATAGGTCCAATAATTTTTCCCATATCTCCATCAGGAGTAAATAATTCCGTATCCGATTTATCGAATACATTTGCTACAACGGTATCTATGTCTATAAGAGAGGATACATTACTAGTTTCTTTAGCTACTGTATTATATGAAAACAAAGACCTCTCTGCTTCTTCAATTCGGTTCAGAGAGAGGTTATTATTTACTCCTTCAATAGTTTTTTCAAGCCCTTTTTTCTTTAGATAATTTAGAGTTTTATCAGTCCAGTAGTTTGCGTTGAAAGAGTTATCTTCTTCATCAAACATCATGGAAATATGCAAAAGGAGTTCTTTAATCAGAGAACTTTCTTCTTCAGGAAGATTGGTTTCTTCTCTGTTAAATACATCTTGAATATGCTCACCAATTGGTTCATTATATCGTTTAAAATAGTCAACTGACCAATCGGCAACTCTCTTTGAATAGGAAGCTGACAAAAACTCAGTGTTTAGAATGGGACAAACATTGAGACAAAAACGCTTATTGGTTATCAGTCCAATAAGAATTTTCTTCTCAGTCTCCATATCAACTTTTTTTATTTTGATTGTCTTTTTGTCTTCACTCAATCTTTGTTCTCCTTTTTTAATACATCTTCCCAATATGGAGAAAGCATAGCGGCATGATGTGTAGACAAATATACTGTATCGGCTATTCGCGTGGCTTTAAGTAATCTTAACACGGCCCCCCAATCAACATTTTTCATCGAATCCCTCCTTCACCTCTTTTTACGTTCTTTGTCTTGACTAGACAGCTTTATTTTATACCCACTTCTGTACACCCTTTGACTATTAGTGATCCTTGTATGCTCACCATGCAAAACAAGCTCAAGGTTGTCAATATGGTTATTAGACCTGTTACCGTCAACATGGTGTACGTCCTCACAGTCATCAAGTTGCCTTCCTGGATACTGACTCATTATATATCTATGTTGCTTTACTCTTATCTGAGTGCAGTCATCAACCCACACACGCCCTTCAACATACCCCCTATTATTAGTCCACCACGACTCTTTTTTCTTGTTGTGACCGCCGTTTTTAGACCACATACACGGCCTGGAGCAATATTTGCTTTTTTTACTTCTTGGACGAAAAACACATCCACAAACAGGACACGTCTTATCAATTAATTTCCTGTTGTTTTTTCTCCCAAGGGAGTCTTTCATTTTTAACTCCTTTATTTTTTATTTCTTTTTATCTCTCATTTTAGCAAGCCTTTCACGAAACTCTTCCTTCTCTTCCTCAGTCATCTTAGTCCCATACCAAGGGTTTGCACCGTACCTGTATGGATGAATCGAACACCCTTGTTCATTTCCATTCTTGTCTACATACAGGAAGTTAGGGCATTGACGAACATTTTCAAGAGTACCACCACCTTGACACATTCGGCAACGAAGCATAATTGCTTTCTTTTGTGTAATTTTTTGTGACCCAGCCGGAATATACCGAACTCCCCTTGTCCACGGATTCAATGGGCATCCTTCAGGATATACTCCACTATAATACTTCCCCCACTTCAAATCACAATCAATCTTTTCACTACTTTGTCCAGAGCATTCCACACAGTGTCGCCTAATAGCAATGGTCCTTGTGTATTTTTTCAAAGGAGGTCCAATTTCAAGATAAAAGTCCTTCTCGTCATTAAAAGAAGTAAACTTGCCTTTTGAAATCTCATTCAAGCGTTTTTCATATATTTCCCAATTAAATTTATCAAGATATTTTTTTGTGGCTGTTCCATTTTGTTCTTCATATTCAATTTTTGTTTTCATTTATATTCTCCTTAATCACACTCCACAAGGTTGAGTACAAACCCCCTCCCCATTTGAGTAAATCGACGATTGTAAATAACTCTCCCATTATCTAGAACATCTTGTTTTATTTCCACATGGCCTTTATCTGCGTAACAACTATAGAGAACCCCCGTTCCATTTTTCTTAAACTGGATTCCTTTCTTGTGGAGATGCTTATTAAGTTCAATAGAAAGAATCGCTACCCACCTTCCCTGCCTCAACACGTTTTTCATGTTCATCGCGGAGCCGCTCAAGAGTCTTAATCATGGTTGAAGGATCACTCAACATTTTTTCAACCATATCCTCCGTTGCATAAATACCGTGCTTACGAATAATTGGCAGAACTTCGGATGTGACCCATTTCCTACACTTCTTAGCCTCCGGCTTTCGAGAACGGAGAATCAAGGAATACATTCCCGATTCATTGACAATAAACTTATCCTGTATTCCACCTTTAACGTCCGTATCAGGACTAGTAATCCACTCATCTTCATCCAAGTATCCTATGGCTATATGAGTATATTTAATACCCAATACCCCACAAACGTCTTTTGCCACAAACCACGGTTCAGTATCTTCACCTTGAATAACTCGAATATCCCCTAGTTCCGCATGTTCAAAAATTTTAATATTCTTTCCCATCTTTTCTCCTTTAAAATTAGATTTCCCTCAACTTCCCATTACAATCAGTGTAAAACACCCTCTTAATCCCCAAATCCTCAATCATTCGCATACAGGCGTCACAAGGCTTAGCCAAGAGGAAATCGCCGTCATTGTTAACGCGACCTACATATAACACAGCCCCCCTAGCTTTGTCAAGACATTTCAGCAGGGCCATGCGTTCGGCACATACACTGTCTTCCCTAGACCGCCATGTTTTCTTCAATGATTTTACATATCTTTTCTGATTATGGCCCGTGGAAATAATCTTACCATTTTTTATTACAACCGCGCCAAGTCGGTGTCGCATCTCACATTTATGAGCTTCCTTCCGAACATGGCGCAAAATCGACGGTATTGTCATTAACAATCTTCCATTCTTGTGTAAAAAAATATCTATTCATTTCATAAAAAACCAAATCTAACACAATAGGATTCTCACTTTTTCGTAGTCGTTTTTTCATTAAATAGATATACCGCTTCGCAGTATTTAATTGCTCTTTTGTGTTGCAACTCTGAATAACTCTACGGCACTTGATTAGATTGTCTGATGCTTCTGAATATGTCATACTTTACTCCTTATCGCAATTATAAGCTACATATACACTATAATAAATAATAATTACTTTTTTAGGCATATTTTCACCCCTTAACTACAAGTACGGGCCTAAAATGATCTACAACCTCTATAAGAATTCCTTCCTGTGCAGCAATTACCTCCGTAATATCTTTATATGCATCTGGGGATTCGTCTAACAGATTATTTAATGGGGGCGTAATAATATTTTCCATTTGATTAACTAATTCTGACATAGTCAGTTCTTTACGGGCCATCCGACGACTCATTTTACGCCCTGCCCCGTGTGAAGCCGATGACAAAAATTCATCATTTCCTAACCCCCGAGTAATCCATACCCCGCTACACATATTCGCGGGAATTACCCCGTACTGATCCTTATTTGCTTGCGTAGCCCCTTTATCCGCTGCTTGGCTATCTCAAAGTATTCGGGGTCTATCTCAATGCCTATAAATTTGCGTCCTGTTAGCTTAGCCATTTTTCCAGTCGTACCACTACCCATAAATGGATCAAATACAGTATCGCCTTCGTTTGACCAGCTTATGATGTGGTCGCGAGCAAGAGCTTCGGGGAATGGTGCGTTATGTTTAGTCTTGTCGTTTTTACCTACATCGTAAAACCAAATGTTAGGTTTTTGTTTTTCCGCATTCACCGTTGTTTTTTCTTGTCTTTTTCTTTCAGCATAGCTTGCTTCTCCTGCTTTGCTTCCACCTCTGTTTCGCTTTGTTCCTGCTGTTAATGAAGGTATTTTAATCGGGTTAAATGTACTTGGTTTTCCTTTAGACCATACAAACATATATTCAAATTGCTGTTCGTATCTGTTGTGTGTTAATGGCATATAGCTATTTTTTGCATACATCATTGTGTCATGCAGACGAAAACCACACTCCATAGCCCACAATGCTTGCTTAAAGCTAGTACCTGTCTCACTCCCCTTAATGGTTGCATCGCCAACAACCCAAACGGCAACTCCACCATCGGAAGTGACGCGGTAGAGTTCAGCAATGACATCACGCCACACATGCTCCCCCCACTGGTCATTATTGCCGTTGTACGTGCGTAGATTGTCGTATGGCGGACTGGTTACGGTTAAATCAATACTGCCGTCAGGAATCTCCTCCATGCACTCCAAACAATCGCCTAGCATTAGCTGGATCATTTCATTCCCCCATTCACAGCATACGTCACTGATTGCAGCATTTGCCCAGTATCAATCAGCGGCATGATTGCTAACTTTTTAAGAAACGGAAATCTAAGAGCACCATAGATCTGCTCTAATGCGCGAGGTTCAATCTTATCCTCTGAAATAGTTAATTTAAGCCTACTATCCATTAATATTCTCCTTTATTTTTTGTTACCCTACAACTAAAACCAAACTTTGTCAACAAATATTTTGCAATTCTTCTTAGATTCTTCGGAGTGTCTCTCTTTTCAAATCACAGTACAATCTACCTATGTGATTAAATACTTAGCGTTAGTACCTCCTATTTTATCAATCAAATGTATAAGTTACTTCCAATATTTACGTTCCCGGCGAGTGCCCTCCCGGGTTAGCGACAATATTAATCATAATGTACCATGTACACTCTATCAACTCCGTAGGAAGAACCTATATTGAAAGTAAATTGAACGGTTATCTTAAATATAAAAACTTCTTGACAACTAATCGCCTTTTTGCTAGAATCTAATCATCTTGAAGCAAAAAGGAGAAACAAAAATGTCCAAGAAGAATGAAGTTGTTGCTTATATGGAAGATAATTATCTTGTTGTTGGTGATAATAAGTATGACCTTGATGGTTTTATCGACCTCCGAGGCACAGGTATTACAGAATTGCCCGATAACCTGACCGTCGGAAGTGGTCTCCATCCCCGAAACACGTGTGGAGTTCTTTGCCTAGCATGAAATACTTTTACTTCAATTTACCAAAAAACAAACCACTCCATGAAGAATTAACCTCTCTTTATGGAGTGGTCTTTCTCGTCCAACTAGAGCAGTACGCCGCCCCGGTGTTTCAGTTTGATTTTGTTTTCAAGACAATTTCCAAGTATTATCCAATAAACGCGAAAGTTCTCCTCAACTCCGCCCGATATGGAGACGTTAGAGAACATTTTGCTTGGTTAAAGGATAATATAAAAAATGTAAACAAAACAATTCCAAACTCCCATTTTAATTTCAAATCAAAGTTGACTCCGCTCCCATATCAAGAAAGTGGAGTTGAAATGATTCTGGATAGATATGATAAAGGGTATAAAGGAGCATTGCAAGGGGACGTTCCGGGGCTAGGTAAAACATTTCAAGCTATCCTCCTATATAATGCTTTTGTTTCTTATAAAAAATATGAAAAATTCAACAAAGATTCAAAAGTTCTCATTGTTTGCCCTAATTCTGTAAAAGGAAACTGGAAAAAAGAATGGGAAAAATGTGTTTGTAATAAAACAGAGGCATATATTATAGATAGCAATACGCCAAAATCAGCATTTGATCATCATAACATATTTGTAATAAATAACGATATTCTTCATAAACACAGATTTGTTCTACGCAAACAACAGTTTAGCTATGTAATTATTGATGAAATCCATTATTTCTGTAACTCCACTAGCAAGAGAAGTAAAGTTTTAAGGGATATCTGCTCTACTTCTGAGTTTGTTCTAGGAATGTCAGGCACTCCTTTAAAGAATTACATTAGAGATATTAGGCATATTCTTCAATTAATTGATCCTGATTTCATATGGGGAAATAAAAGACTATTTGAGAAAAAATTTTGTGATCTTAAAAAAGGTAAATACGGAATGATAAATACCGGGGCAAGCAATCAGCGGCTTCTTTCTCGTATTTTAAAAATGCACTATTTGATAAGGAGAACAAAAGAGGATATTGAAAATCAGCTTCCAGAAAAAAGAAGGGAGTTTCTATCTTTGGATGTAAATGAGTCAATGTCTGGTTTTTCTTCAATCAGCAAAATGAGGAATGTTCTTAAAAAAGAAGGTTTCTCTGATTTTTCTAAAATGGATGAAATTCCTGCTAAATTGAAGAGAAATAAAACCATTCAAAGGGCCAGAATCGATATTGGTTTGATGAAAGTTCCTTTTGTTGTTGAGATGGTGAATAGAAAAATAGAAAAAAATGAATCAGTTATTCTATTTTGTTACCATAAAGAAGTGTTTGATAAATATAAGGAAATATATAAAGATAAAGCACTCTATATTTCAGGGGGAACGAACAGTAAAGATAGAACAAAATATGTTGAACAATTTCAATCAGATAAAAAGAAACTTATTGTTTTGTCACTAGATGCTTGCTCAGAAGGCTTGACTTTAACGAAATCTCCCTATATGGTACAATCTGAAATGGATTGGAAAGCGGTTGTGCATAATCAAGCTGAGGATAGGTTTCACAGAGTCGGGCAAGAAAAGGAATGTTTGGTTGTCTATCCTTACATTGAAGGGACTCTAGACGAATATATTATTGGTTTGGTTGGATATAAAAATAAAACAGCAAAACGAATTGTGGGGTGATAAATGTTTAACTGGTTGTTCAAGAACACCTGGCTTAAAATTAAAAAAGTATATTTTATCGAACGCGAAATGTTTTATCCAAACCAGATAAAAGTTTCCTCTACATATATACGTAGTGATAATATGCTAGAGTATAAAAACTTGTACTCCACAAAAACATTTGATAATTACCTCGATGCCGTTAGATATGGGAACAGGCTGGCCAAGAAATATAATATTTTTTTCCTTGATCAAACGGTAGAATAGGTAAAATAATATGCTCGACGTAAGGGCTTTTCTGACTAAATTTGATGTTCCTTTTGCTGAACCGGGAACAGAGAACGTAGGTAAAAACTATCTAGGCTTGCCTGTCTGTCCCTCTTGTGGGAAAGGAGGCAATCATTATGGTGTTAATATATTTACCGGAGCATGTTCTTGTTGGGTATGTCAGCACAAAGGTTCTGTTTATGATTTTGTAAAGCATTTTACAGGGGCTTCGTCCAAAGAAATATATAAAAGATTTAAAGAATCTAAAACCACGTTTCCTGTTTATCAAAAAGAAGAGATACAAGGCTCCTTGAAATTTCCTCACGGAATGGTTGATAATTTACCAAACCCACACAAAGAATATCTCAGGAACAGGGGTTTCGACCCTGATTTTCTTGAACTTCGGTTTGGTTTGAAAGCCTTTGGAATGTTAAATAAGTTGTGGCAATATAGAATAATTGTTCCCATTTATATGCAAAACAAGTGTGTTTCATATTTAGGCAGAGCTATTTTTGATCACATGCTTCCTAGATATAAGAACGCATTAACAGAACATTCAATCATTCCGGTTAAACAGTGCTTATATGGATTGGATGAAGTAGGAAACCATGCAGTTCTTGTTGAGGGACTGATTGATAGATGGAGATTTGGAAGTGGTGCAATAGCTACAATGGGTGTAGAAGTTACAAACAAACAAATTGCTTTTCTAAAAAAACAGGGGGTCAATAAAGTAACAGTTCTTTTTGATAATGATTTAGCTGGTAAAACACAGGCTGAGAATGTTGCTAATAAGATTTCATTATTGGGTATTAGAACAAATATTTTTATGTGGCATAAAGAAGACGTTATGAAGGATGTTGGTGAATGTGGTTTGGAGAAGGTCGAAGAAATACGAAAGGAGATATTTAAATGAGTCTACTTAAAGATGCTGAAAAGAATGTATTGAAGACGGCAAAAGAACTGGAACTTGCTCAAAAATATATGACGGCACTCGCCCATTTTGGAAATACTGTTTTTCGATACGAAGAAGAAAGAGATGAATTTTTTAAAGGACTAAAAATTTGTAGAAACGCAGTATATAGTAGGTACTGTAACGCTATTCTTGATTGCTTTATGTTTTCTAGTATTGGGGGAGAAGAAATGAAGGAGTATCAAAAAGAAATTTTTGCTACTCAGTTTAAGGAAGATGATATTAAATACTCTGTTATGCAGTTTCTTGAGGAATGGGGAAATCTTCCGAGAGGATGGAAAAAATCTGATGAAGAGAAATTCAGAAAAGAGGCGGCAGAGTTTATTGAAAAAAACTCTTGACAACCTCTCCGGTTTCTGCTAGTAAATATTCTAACAAAAACAAAGGAGAATTAGGTATGCCAACAGAAACATTGAATGTTTTTCTTACTGATGAGGAAATTATGAGTATCATTAAATCTCATCTTGAAAAAGTTTATGGTCCAAAAGGATGGGAATTTTGGTGTCTAAGTAATGGCGAACTCCCTAAAGAACTTGGTTTTGATTTTAGTCGGGCTAGTATTTACCGTTAAAAAAAGAAAAATAATTACTTGACAATTCTCTCAATATTTGTTATATAAAGAATGAAAGCATTGCCGAGCGGTAATGATTTTATCGAGGTCCGGGCGAAACCCACGTAGTTAAATTCGCCCAAATTTTCTCTTGACTTTTAGTTTGATCTTTGTTATAAAAATATTTAGTGTTGATGAGAAACCGCTAGGTGCGGCTGCTCGACGGAACATGATTGAGGTTCAAATCCTCTTTGCCACTGGATTCGTGGTGCGGGGCCGACTCCCGCCGCCGCTAGAATAACAAATTTCTTGACATATTATTTGAAATAATATTACTTGACAAACTGTGTAAAAAGTGGTAGAATATCTCCGATATAATTAGTTACCTACCGTAGTGTAATTGGAAGCACGACGAGTCTTATAAACTCGAACGCCAGATTAGCGGTTAGCCACAGTTCGATTCTGTGCGGTAGGACCAATCAACTTAATTTATTAGAGGTTTTTATGAGAATAGAACTAGAATACTCATATAATAAGGATTGGAGAATTCTTTATTAAAGAAAATAGAAAGTTAACCCATGAACAAAAAAGAAAAATATTTAATAAATCCGTAATAAAAATCTATAGAGAATATAATAGATTTACTATTTAATAAACGATTTTTAATTTCAACCTTTAGTCAAAAAGAAAAGGACGAGAATAAATGAGCAATGTGTGCGGGGTTCAAGTCCTCAACGCGGCTCCACATTTTCAGCCGGATTGTACTACAAAGGCTTGATGGGTGTAATAAAGGGATAAGGACGTGGGCCTGATAGGGAGTCCTTAGATGTAGAATAGGCGGGGATTCTATATCATAAAATTTCAGCTGGGTTAGCTCAGTTCGTAGAGCGGGGGTTTTGTAAACCTCTTGCTGTGGGTTCAACTCCCTCATCTGGCCCCATATTTAAAAAGCCTATCGAGGGTATGGCGAACATCCGGTGTAATAAAATAAAACGCAGGTAGTTTCGAGCTTCTACCACCAAAGCCTGAGATTTGTTTCTTAGGCTTTTCTTTTATCCAAATTTTATCTTGACAAGTTACTCTTTTTTAGTTATATAGGTGTCTCAGTAACTAAAACAAAGGAGCTTGCATGAATATCTTCGTTCTTGATCGTGATCCGAACAAAGCGGCACAATATCACAATAACACGCATGTTAGAAAGATGCTACTTGAAGGCTACCAAATGCTTTCAACCGTGATTTGGATGAAAGACATGACGTTTGCTGAATCCGCTTACGCCAACGGAACTCTTTATTGGCCCTCTCATTATAATCACCGCTGCACTCGTTGGGTTGAAGCATCCTATGACAATTTCCGTTGGATGAATGATTTGGTGCAAGCCCTTTCACGAGAGTTCACATTCAGGCATCCGGAAGACAAGGTGCATCAATCTTTCCTGCGTTGTTCCCCTACTGTGAATATGTGGGAAGAATCATGCATTGAAGATGACGGTATCTGTTGGGAGCAAGAGGGTTTGACTGATTTTGCTCTCGCTATGCCTCCGCGCTATTACAAACAAACCCCCGATCCTGTGGAAGCATACAGAACCTATTATCGTGAATGTAAGCGATTCACCAAAGCAGGATGGGATATGGCAAAATGGACCAAGAGGGGGGAGCCTTATTGGTGGAAAGAAAAGACCAGTCTTTATGTCAGGGAGGATTCCTAAATGCCAGAAAAAATATCTCTCAAGAAAAAAGATATTCTTCAAGCTGTCACGGATGCGGGATTTATCAAGTGTGAAACCTGTGGAACGTGGTACTTTGAACATGAAGAACATACTTGTGTGTTCCGAAAATTCAAAAAGAAGAAAAAAAAGAAGAAGCCTAACGGGCAAGAATTTGTTACGAATAAGGATTGTGTGCTTTTTAAATATCCTCTCAAGAAACTTGAAGATATTGAAAAGGTGAAACGGTTCATTCTTGTGTCAAAGAAAAGTCCTGTGAAAGAAAGAAATTATTGTTTCTTCATTTGGGGAATCAATTCAAACCTTCGGGGCACTGATTTGATCGACATAACAATGGATGATCTTGGTGTTTGTGGAAAAGGGAAGGGCATATATGTTCCTGACAACGACTACTTCACAATTCGTGAGAAGAAGACAGGCAAGCTCAGGCGGGTGTATGTCAATAATGCCATGAAAGACGCTCTCAAGGCGTGGGTAAAGCAAAGGGGCACACATTCCGGCTATCTCTTCAGTCAGGTCAAAGGGGATAAGTCGGCGGCCGTGTCCTTGGAATACTTTCGCTTCTATCTCAGAGATGTTGGATTGCATTTGGGCGTCGGATTGGGGTTGAGGGTTATGCGAAAGACCTGGGCATATTGGGCATGGAAAAAAGGAGGATTGCCAATTGAAGTTATTTCTGAAGCAATGAACCACAGTTCCCCGGCAGTGACAAGGAGATATTTGGGAATTGACACAGAAGAAGTGAAAGAAGCCTTTATGGTTGAAATTTAAACAAAAGGATAAATAGGATGAAAATTTATATACTTAAAGGTCTTCAGGGAGAATATTCTTGTCGTGTAGATTGGAATTGCTGTGCCTTCACAAACAGAGAGAAAGCAGAGAAGTTGAAAAAGGAACTCAATGCTCTTGAAGATTGGCGTTGGCAATTCAATCCAGAGTTCAATAAACTACTAAATAAACTACTAAATAAAGTTCCTTATGATACGCTTCCCCCCAGACACCCACATAAAGAAATAAAACATATTCCTAAAGGTAAATATCACCTATTTAAGTACTACTTGGATTGTATTCCTGACGAATATGATCGAGCGTATTTTGACGTAGAAGAAATCGAACTTAAAGAGGACTAATTAAAAACTTCTTGACAACTAATCATTTCTTTGCTAGAACCTAATCATCTTGAAACAAAAAGGAGAAACGAAAATGTCCAAGAAGAATGAAATTGTTGCTTATGTAGAAGATAATTACCTTGTTGTTGGGAATGTTAAGTATGATTTGGAAGGTGATCTTGACCTCAGTCATACAGACATCACGGCACTCCCCGACAATCTGATTGTAGGAGGCGATCTTGACCTCTATAACACGGATATCGCGGAATTGCCCGATAATCTTACTGTTGGGGGTGATCTTGACCTAAGACGTACGGGCATCGCGGAATTACCTGATAACCTGACTGTCGGAGGGTACCTCAACCTTCAGAACACCCGCATCACAGCGTTGCCCGATAATCTGACTTTTAGTGGTAGTATCAACCTCCGAAACACAGGCATCACGGAACTGCCTGATAATCTGACTATCGGCGGTTCTCTTGACCTCTCCAACACCCACATTACGGCACTCCCCGACAATCTGACTGTGGGAGGTTTTCTTGACCTTGAAGGTACAGCAATCACGGCGTTGCCCGATAATCTGACCGTCGGAGGTTCTCTTGATCTCTCCAACACCCACATCACAGAATTGCCCGATAACCTGACCGTCGGATATTCTCTTGTCCTCTACAACACACCCATCACGGCACTGCCTGATAACCTGACTGTTGGGGGGTGGCTTGACCTCGTAGACACAGATATCACGGAATTGCCTGATAACCTGACTGTGGGGGGTTATCTCTTCCTTGAAGGCACGGACATCACGGAGTTGCCCGATAATCTGACAGTGAGGGAGTCTCTCTTTCTCAGAAACACTAATATCACGGAACTTCCCGACAATCTGACTATCGGCGGTGATCTTGACCTCAGAAACACAGGCATCACGGAACTGCCTGATAATCTGACTATCGGCGGTTCTCTTGACCTCTCCAACACCCACATTACGGCACTCCCCGACAATTTGATTGTTGGCGGGGGGCTAGACCTCGTAGACACAGATATCACGGAATTGCCTGATAACCTGACTGTGGGAGGTTTTCTTGACCTTGAAGGCACAGCAATCACGGCGTTGCCCGACAATTTGATTGTTGGCGGGGGGCTAGACCTCCGAGGCTCAGGCATCACGGAATTGCCCGGTAATCTGACTGTCGGAGGTTTTCTTGACCTCTCCAACACCCACATTACGGCACTCCCCGACAATTTGATTGTTGGCGGGGGGCTAGACCTCCGAAACACAAACATCACGGAAACCTCCCACGTCAACAGAAAAGTGCCTGACATGCTGACGTGGCAGGGGGGCAGGTATATTCTGGTAGATGGGATCTTTTCCGAAGTTGTCCACAAGCGAGACCATATCTGGAAAGTCAAGCAAATCGGAAAAACCGAAACATCTTATGTGGTGACTGACGGCGAAGGCCGCTTCGCACACGGTTCGACCATCCGGGAAGCCCGTGAAGACTTGATCTACAAAATCTCAGACAGGGACAAAAGTGATTACAGAGGTCTTGCTATTGACCACGAATTCACCTTTCAGCAAGCCATTGAAGCCTACCGCGTGATCACCGGGGCGTGTGCACTCGGAACCAAGCAATTCGTGGCTGAGCAAAGTGAAGTGAAGGAAACCTATACCATCAAAGAGATCATGGAGATTACTAAAGGTCAGTATGGACATAACAAATTTGTAAAATTCTTTGTGTGAGGATACCTAATAAAAACTATATAAAAAGTATAAGGGGATGTAAAATACCTCTTTCTTTTATTTTTGCTTGACAAACAAGTTTTATTCTGATATAATGTGTTCTACATAAAAGGAGAAATAGATAAATGACTAACGAAAGTAATAAAAATATGTCAAATGTCATTTTTAAATTGAAGTGTTATCGTTGTGATTATGAATGGATTCCTCGCAAAGAGGAATTACCTAAAACCTGCCCACGATGCAGGGCCATTACGTGGAATAAGAAAGAAAAAACTACCAAAGGCGGCTATCGGGATGGGCGATCAGAAACAATCTGGAAAGAACGAATCAAGAATAAAAAAGGAGAATAATTAAATGTCTGAAATTAAACTTATTAATGGAGATTGTTTGGAGAAATTACGGGAACTTGATAGAGCATCTATTGATGCTATTATCACGGATCCTCCTTATAATATAGCAAGAGATAATAATTTTACAACAATGGGGAGAGCTGGTATAGATTTTGGAGAATGGGACAAAAACGCAGATATATTTTCATATATAGGGGAGGTATCCCGAATATTAAAAAAAGGAGGGTCTTTCGTCGTATTCAATGCTTGGCGTAATCTAGGTAAAATTGCAGAATATGCAGAAGATACAGGTTTCGTTACAAAAGATATGATTAGACTAGAAAAAACAAACCCTATGCCGCGAAACAGAGATCGTAGATATATTACAGATTATGAGTGCGCTATTTGGTTTGTAAAACCCGGAAAATGGACGTTTAATCGACAAGACGATAAATATGAGCGACCTAAATTTGCATGCGGAATAGAAAAAGGGTATCACCCTACTCAGAAAAATGTAAAGTTAATGGAGTGGTTAATTAAAATACATACTAATGAGAATGATGTTGTAGTAGACCCTTTTATGGGAAGTGGAACAACGGGAGTAGCATGTAAGAACCTCAATCGTAATTTCATTGGTATTGAAATGGATAAAAATTATTTTGAAGTTGCAAAGAAGAGAATAGGCAAGGCATAAAACCTCTTGACAAACAAGTTTTATTCTGATATAATGTTTCTTACCTATAATAAAAGGAAATAGGAATGGATAAAGATATACGAATTATTGAGAAATGCCGATGTCTTCGCTGTTCATATACTTGGTGGCCCAGAAAAGATAAATCCGAAATTAAACTCTGTCCTAGATGTAAAAGTCCAAACTGGAACAAAGAAAGAACAAATTTACGAGGATTAAAACAAGGAACTACAACCTCTATTCACGAAATAAGAGATAGAAACAAAAGGAAATAAACATGGTAAACAATAAACAAGAATATAATATTACTCCCACCTCCAATATAGATTACGTCCATGAGTATTTTATTAAGGTTGCTCCTTATATGGCAAGAACCTTTGAAAATAACAATACCGTGATGGTACTTGCATATATTCTATCTAAATGCTCTATGATTACTCACAAAGGACGCGATAGGCAGGGATGGGCATATGTTACGTATGGGGACATTTATACAAATACCAGAACACCCAGAAGCACCGCCGCAAGGTGCATAACACAATTAGTGAATAGCGGAGTTCTAGAAAAAGATACAAGGAATAATGGGGATCGATCCATCTGCTACTATAAACCTAACCAGAAATTAATAGACTCCCTCCGAGATGAGGATATCCATGTTTGGAATTTACTGAGAAATAAGAATATCCAACCTACAAAGAAGAATTTTGATAAATACGCAAAAATATCGGTTGAAATTCGTGAAAAGAGTAAAGGCACCTGTTCCATAGTGGAACACCCCTATTCCATAGTGGAACACCCCCCCGAAGAAGGCACCTGTTCCATAGTGGAACACCCCTGTTCCATAGTGGAACGACCCTATTCCATAGTGGAACGACCCTATTCCACTGTGGCACCCTTAATATATAACTTAATAAATAACTCTAAAAGATTACTTCTAATAGATAAAGCAACTATAAATAGTTGCACGACTTTGCCTATCGCTACCGCTCAGGCAGAAGTCGAGCACGTTAGTCAGGTTGCAAGCGAATCAATCCAAGGGGAAGTTTCCTTGCTAAATTCTAATGAAGATAAATCTAATGAGAATCCTAATGAGAGTTCTCTTGTTACTTCTAATAATAATTCTAATCCTAGTTCTCCTTGTTTAATTAATAATAAAGATTCTTCAGAGGTCTTTCCTTGTTACTTAGATAATAATTTAATTTCCGCGCCGCCAACCCCACAAAATTCCGACTCGGTGGCAAAGTGCGGTCCTGACGGCGGGGTGGACGTGTCTGTGGAGGGGGGTGAACTTGCCTCTGGGAGCTGTAGAATCGATTCTAACTCCAAATTCGACCTAGTACCCCACTCGGACACTAAAACGCAAAATCACCCCCAAAAAAACAATCATATATTAAACCCTCAAAATCTGTTCAAATCAGGTAAGGGGAGCAAGAAAGAAGAAACAATGGCCGAACTCACGAAGATGAGGGAAACAGACCCCAAGTTCATGCGAATTTACGATACTTGGGTTGAGCAAGGGTTTCCTGCCCACAAACCAAACACGGCAGTCTTTCGAGAAGCCAAGAAAGTGATTCCTCAGATTCTTGATGGAACTTTTTTTGAGGACAAGGCAGATGTGGACGGGTATAGTCGTGTTTATTCGGTGAGAGAAATTATCAAGGCAATAAAAAACTTCAAACTCGCTTTTGACGTTAACTATGAACCTGCTAATAAGAATTGGTTGAAGAAGCGAAAGAATCTTGCCAAGTTCTTTTTTGATCCGATGTTGCATACAAAGAGTTTGTTCATTGAGTTTTTGGAAGAGCCAAAACTTATTGAACCTGCAACTAAATCACCTGAAGCAAAATATCTGGAGAAATATCGAAAGAAATATGTGTATATGCCTGATTGGTTCAAGCCTTTATATGATATTTATGCAGAAGATGGAAGAATGATTCCTGAAGAAGAGTTCACTGAAGAACAAAATAAATGGGGAATTGCTTATTACTTCAACCATTTCATGCTTGATTTTGAGGAAGACGATGAAGGGTTGGCGTTTGGTGAATTGCCTTTTGGTTGGTCCGATATGGAGATTCTTGTTTCTCTGTGGCGAGAGCGGGATGGGGTTACAGATGAAGAATTTGAGTATGATCCGAATTTGATGGGAAGTTGGGAAGATGTTTTCTATGCCATTCAAAGCAAGGTGAATGAGATGGGCAGCAAGATGACTCGGAGCCATTTGTTCAGTGAAAAGGTCTGGAATATGGTGTATGAAGACTAAGAAAGTTATTGACAAAAGCAGATAAAATATGTAGAAGGGTAGCTAGTTTAAATTAAAAAACAAGGAAGGAGAAAAACAAATGAAAAATTTTAGTGTAGAGGATATTCTTAAAGAAGTGTTTATTGGGAAGAGGATTAAAGAAACTGAATTTGTTCCTGATACTGAAAATGAGCGGGAGTATTACAAGGATAAGTATATGGATTTTCCTTCGTACGGCAAGAGGGTTATTGGTTGTCGTTTGAAATTTAATGGGGAAGATACTGTAGTTGTTTTGCTGTTTGAAGATTATACTATTTCTGAATTTTATACAAATGACACTTTTACTTTTATGGAGGACTAAAATGAGCAATAACAACACAAATTCTGGTGGTATTGGTATTTTCGGACTTCTTGGAGTTCTTTTTGTGGGACTCAAACTTACAGGACATATTGATTGGTCTTGGTGGTGGGTAACTTTTCCGTTTTGGGGCGGATTTGCTCTTGTGGTAATGATTATTTTTATCACTGCTCTTATGTCTTATTTTGTAGAGAGGTAGTTTCCATGCGGCTTTTTTACAAAATTGAGAGAATGTTTGACTACATCCGGTATGATATTCCCTATGGACTTAGAAACCTTTGGAATTGGTTTCCTGTTATTTGGAATCATCGAAGTTGGGATGCTGTTTTTAGTCTCATGGTTCTTAAAAAGAGTCTCACAGAGGTTAGGGACGCCATAGAAAGAAACGCGCGACACTTGGGATATGAGAAAAATGTGAGGAGAATGACCGTAGCTATTGAATGTCTGAAAAGGATTCTTGAGGAGGGTGATTTTTCTTATACAGATATGGCGTTTGATAAGCATGACGAGAAATGGGGAGAGCTTGAGTTTAGTTTTAAAGATGTTGAGGGGGCTAATGGAAATCTTAGTGAAACGATCTTTTCTAGAGACAACGTGAATACTAAGGAAGACGAAGAGCAAGAAGAAAAAGAATATAAGTGGTGTTCTGAGAGAGAAAAGAAACTCAGGCAACAAGATATTGATATTTTTTTTGATACCATGAAACATTTTAGGAAGTGGTGGGATTGAGTATAATATATGCTATACACTGAAGATAGATTTATATGTAATCAATGTGGATCTTCTGAGTGGAATATGTTAATGTTACAGGATACCGTTTGGAAAATAATTAGTAAATATAAAAGAGAATTTTTATGTGTCCCTTGTATGGAAAAAAGAATGGGAAGAAAATTTAAGGAGTCGGAAATTAAACCAAATTTACTTTGTAATGATCGGTGGTGGAATTGATTATGTTTAGGAAAGTTGGGAGTTAATTATGAGTGAAATAAATCCAAAGGATGTATCGTGTAAAAAGTGTACTAAATGTGGAGAATTTAAGTCTTTGGATGAGTTCTATAAATCGCCTACAGGAAAATTTAAAAGGGTTAGTAGATGTAAGGAGTGTTTTAGGCTATATCAAAGGGAATACCAAGAAGAGCTTCGATTAAATAATGAAAAATATAAAGAATATAAAGAATATCAAAAAGAATATAGGAAAAATAATTTAGACAGACTTAGGAAACAAAAAGCAGAATGCGCCCGTATATGGCAAAGAAAACCTGCTAAATATACTACATATAAAGATAAATTGACTTCTTTAGAATCCCCTAGAAAAGGAGAGGGCGGTATATTAGAGGTCAGGTGTGCAACTTGCCGGGAGTATTTTATTCCTAGTAAACAAAATGTACAGAATAGAATAGATTCATTATATAGCAGTAACAGACGAGGGGAGTGCCGTCTTTATTGTTCCGAAGAATGTAAAACCTCTTGCTCTGTATATAATCAAAAGAAATATCCAAAAGACTTGACTAAACCTATTAAAAGAGAATATTCTAAAGAATTTCGTGAAATGATTCTTGAAAGAGATGAATATACTTGTCAAGTTTGTGGTGAGAGGTTTGATTCTAAAGAATTGCAAGCGCACCACATCAACCCTGTTATTTGTTCCCCAATGGAACAAGTAGATATTGAAAACGGAATTTGTGTTTGTAAAGAGTGTCATAATAAACTGCATGATCAAGATGGCTGTCGTTATCATGAATTACGGGATACTAAAAAATAAATAAACGATAACTATATTAAATCTATTTAATCAGAAAATATTTTTAACACTCATTTTCTAAAAAGAAAATAAGAAAATGGAAAAAATTCTAGCTCGATTATTATTTTCCAACTCACGCCCAAGCATAAACAAAAATCAAAAAACATCTTGACTTTCATTTCAGTTTGGACTATAAAATATCTCAACAAATCGAAACAAAAAGGAGTTCACAACATGACCAAGAATGAAGTTGTCAAGGTTTTCATGGAAAGAGATGGAATGTCTGAACTGGAAGCACAGGGACTCTTCAATGAGATCATGGATGATGTTCAGAGCATGATGGATGAGTGGGATTTCATTGGAGCAGAAGAAGTTTTTATGAGTGAAACCGGACTTGAGCTAGATTATCTTTTGAATGTGTTGATGTAAACGAAAAGACAAAACACAACAAAAAGAAAAGGAGCTTCATGTCGAGGCTCCTTTTTTGTGTCTTAATAGTAGGTAAATAGATAGATAAAAAAGAAAAGGCAAGAGGGATAAAATCCTTTTGTCTTGTTTTGTATAAGAATATTTTTGTTAGATAATTTTTATTATTTTATATAGACAAATGTAACAAATCGTAAAATGCTTATATAGGACTTCAGGGTAATGCGGATTTCGCGCCTAACCCGTGGGGGGCCGGCTCGATTCTAGACTTTCACCGGTGATAACCATTCTCAGCCGATATTGAGAATCATTTTCATTGATAACCATTCTCATTGATTCTCATTTTCAATTAGAAAAATTGGAATTGAAAAATCGTCGGTATGATATTTTATAGAATATACGATACCTATATACGTTTACATAGTACGGAAAAAACGTAGGTCAAAAAATTGTCACTCTATTTTTTCAAAGATCAATACCTACCAAAATAATGACAAGCTGCGCGGAGGCATATTTTGCGCTCAATGTCAAGCGATGTTATGGCACAAAATGAAAAAAATGTCAAGAAAATTCGGCAAGCATAAAAAGAAATGCTTGTCAAGTATTATTTTCAAAAAATGATGATTTTTTTTGCCGGCATGCTACATCATATATATAAGCAAAAAATGAGATAAAAAACAAAAAATCTGAAAAAACCTATTGACAACTCCGCCAGTATTTGAGACAACAAAAACAACGGCAACGGGGAATAAACAAAAAACAAAAAACAGGGAGAATAAAAATGACAAACTTTGCAGCCGCCACTATGACCGGTCTCCGCCGCAACCTCCGCAACTACTACGGCAAGCGCAACTATCGGATCACGGCAAGCGGCGAGGTGCATTACTACGGCAATCCTATTGACGAGTACGACCGCACACATGACTACTGGCATTATTTAGGTCGCGTCGAATATGTCGATAACGCCGTGACAAGGGAACGCGGTACAGTTTGGCGTATTGTATAAAAAATCGCTTGACGCGGTAAACCGGATCAGATAGAACAAAAAAAACAAAAAAGAGGAGCCAGGAGAATGCAGAAAAAAATTAACCATATCAAGCGCGAATTGCACGATCAGTTTGCACGCTATAATCACGATTTTTCATCGGCAATTGGGTTTTATGTCGACGAACTGACCAAAAAATCTGAAGGATACGACAACGTCGAAGATGTTATTGCCGACTTTTCCATGGGATGCTCAAGCGGCGTTGTTTCCGGTCTGATTTATTATTCCGATACTATTCGTTTTTTTGAGGAAAATAGGCCGGGAATTGTTGAACTTTTGTTGGAATTGCAGGACGATACCGGAGAAAATTGGATTAATATTTTCCGCGACATTGACAAAGACGACATTTTTTGCGACGAGCCGCACAATAAAAATCAATTGGCGTGGTATCTCTTTGAGGAACTCAATTATCGTGCTGAAATGATTTTGGAAAATACGGGGGAAAATTAAAAATGGAATGGCTCGACGACTACGCGAAAGAATTGGAATGTTTTGATGGACTAGACGTTGATTGTCTTGGTTGTTATGAAGCGGAAGAAACGGAAGAAACGGAACAAGAGTAATAACAGAAAAAACAAGGAGAACAAAAAATGGAACGTAAAAACTATATGCTCAACGGACATAGTGTGTCTCTGAAAACTGCAAGTGATATCAAATGGTACCACCTTGAAAAAAATCCCGATTCTCACTTTTTCGACCGCGAGACTATGTTATTTTTTGGGGATACTATGGGTAATTTTGGGGTTTATTGGGATGAAAACGGCTATCGCTGCATCTATCGCAAAAAACCCGTAAAAAACGGCTTGCGCGGCGGTTTCCGATTGCGTGATGAAGACGGCGATCTCATGCCGATTCGGAAGTAAAAAATCAATTTTCAGCTTGACAGATGCAGGGCGATTGAAATAATATCGCCTTGCATCGAATGAAGTTAAAAATTAAAAAAACAAGGGGAACAAAAAATGCGTACAATCATCAAAGAGACAACGGTTTACAAGTTTGGGGAATTGCCGGACGAATCGCAGAAAAAGGCGTTGGATAACTACAGGGATATTAATGTCGATTATCCTGATTGGGATGATTATGTGATCGAATACTGGCAGGAAAAACTGGCAAGCATCGGTTTTGATGACGTTGAGATACAATACTCCGGCTTCTGGTCACAAGGAGACGGCGCAAGTTTTACGGCCGATGTTGATTTTTTGAACCTCCTGCCTACGTATATTGATTATGCATTGGAACCTAACAGCAAACAAGCAAAAAGGTTGATCGCGCTTGCCCTGGCCGGATACTTTGATGGAGCGTGGAAAATTGAAAGAATGTCTTATCATTACATGCATGAAAATACAATATCCTGCTCCGAAACATATGGGCTTGATTGCCTTGTAAATAATGAGATACTCAATATTGAGCAAAATATCACGGACCTTGCGCGGCACTATTCGCGGGAAGTATACGCAAGCCTTGAAAAAGAATACGATTTTTTGACAAGTGATGAATCGGTAAAAAGAGCATTGATCATCAACGGATATGAATTTACACTTGACGGAAAGATTTATTAAAACAAGGAGAACAAAAAATGAAAATCACTATCAATGCCAATGTTTTTTACGCCGTAGCATGTTTTTGCAGCGATGACGACGCGATGGAGGCGGTTACTTGTGTCCATGTGACACAAGATGCAATCCAGGCCACCAATGGATACGCTGCAATGCGATATACAAGACAAGACGGGGAACCTATTTTTTCGGACCGTGAATATCTGATCAAGCCCGATAAAAAAGTATTAACCAAGGCAAAACAAGAAAAGGCATTACACATGTGCGTGGATGAAGAAAACACACTCACGGTACTGGACAAGCACGGTAAAATCATGATACAACAAAAAAATGCTTTGCGCGATTGGCAATTTCCGAACATGCAACATATATGGTCTTTTTTACAAAACGGACCGGTTGATATGCAATATGTTCCGGTGTTCTCAAAAATGTTGGAATTGATCGCAAAGCCGTTCCCGCACGAAAATGAACCCGTCAAAATCACATCAACCGGAGATGAAAAGCCGTTGATAGTTGAATATATCTATCAACCGCGATATGATTGCCTTGTGATGCCAGTTTATCTTCCCGCCACGGAATAGCAAGAAAAAACAAAAAATCTTTTCCCGATATCCTGACTATAACAAAACCTCTTGCCACAAACGACAAGGGGTTTTTTCATATTCATTGATTGAAAATGAAAATTAATATCAAAAAAAAGCACAAGCAAAGAGACAATACAAAGCACGCAACCAACCAGCACCAAACAACACCTATATACGCCCGTTCCCGGCGTTCTAAGGCGTTTTAAGTGATTCCTGATATATGGACAAGGGAAAGTGTGCAAAATGGATTCTGGGCGTATTTGCGGGCGATTTATGGGGCATGGGATGGATATGAGGAGCAAAGAGGCGGGAAAGCGGATCATATAAGGTAGGTGAGACTGAAAATCGTTATCAATTATAAAACGATGGGCATATAATGGATATATAATGAGTATAGCAGTATTCATGCGAGCACGCCTATTCCAATAGCATATTTGATAAAAAATAAAAAATCCTAGAATCGGTATAAAAAAGATACTGTTGCAAAATGCAACACTTGTGCAAAAAGTTGCATTATCAATTTTTCTGATAGTAATCATCAAAAAAACTGATAATGCGTTTTGGGTATGATGATTATATAAGACCATACCCAAAACGCCCAAGCGATTGATATTCCTAGCTCATTTTTCCACGTCAATTCTAGCTTCCTGGCAAATAGTGGGTATGCCCGTACTATTCACCCATATTGCCAGGTTCTGATAGGCACGGGCAAGCCGGGAACCCTATTAATACGTTTACTGGATACCGCCTTGTACACATGGTCATAGGTGGCTATCAGGATATAATGAGTGATAATATCAAAGGATAGCAGGCAGTTACCTTGCTAGTGTGCCAGTATAGGAAGGCAGGCAATCAATATAGCCAGACCTATGGGACCATAAATATCTGATATAATTGGGATTTTGCTAGTTGAGAATGAGAATCAACTACCCCACCCCCCTCCTTTGAATCTATACCTCCCCGGTAGGAAATATGGAGATAGGGACACCACCACATTTCTCCAGCAAATTTTTGAAATATTAGGAATGGGGTGGTTATGTTCTTCTTGACATTTCCCACAATATACCTTATGATTTCAACTTATCTGGACAAGGTGGTTTAGATCTATTTCATGGTATTTTATATTATTAGAACAAGGTGAAACAACAAAGGAGCTTATTTCAGGTTAATTAAAAAAGTTAAAACAGCAGGGGGATGTTAATTAAATAATTAGACTTTTTTAAATAACACCACAAAAAACCAATCGTGTTACGGGAACGTGTTACGCAAATTCCGAAATCCCCTAGGGAGAGCAAAAATTAAAAGTGAGTGATACCAACGGTTTTGTAAAATTGCTGAGTTGCTGCATTTTTTGCAATATCTCAATTCGTGTGCAATGAGTGCTACTTTTTTATAAAAACGTGTTACATAATAGAGGTAACGAAGTTCAAATCCTTCTGTTTTATTGAATCACTTGACAAAATTAAATCTATATGCTAGGCTCTGCTCTAGTTAATGGATAGTATTTTGAAATCTAAAAAGAAGGAGAAGAAAATGTTTGGTTATAGAATTATTTCAGATGAAGAGCTTGCTATCTTAAAGTACGAAAAATATGGAGCAGGTAGATATGTAGAGCAACTTAAAAAAGAGAATGAGATGTTACGGAACAAGGTGGATGTGTTGGAAAAAACCATTCACAAATATATGGAGGAAGAGGGGGAGGAAGCCCTTTGCGATCCTGAAATCATGGGATGGGAAGAATCAAGTCCTTGCGATAACTGTAGGAATCATCATGATATAATTTTTGTACAGGAGGGAGACATAACCAATGAAATTTGTAATGAATGTGAAATGCCTGAAATGACAAATTGGGAACCCTGCGAATAGAAAAAAGAAGGAGAAATAGAAATGGATTTCAAGAAAAATGATCGAGTTGTGAATGTTGCGACAGGGGATGTTGCTCGGTTTGAAGAGGAATTGTCTGGAGGTTTATGTCTCGTATATGTTATCGATTATACGGGACGTAAGGTTCGGCTCGGGTGGGATAAGACGTTCATTCGTGAATTCTACGAGGAGCATAAGCAGCCTGAAGAGTTTGCGCCTACGGAAGAAGATGGGCGAAAAGGAACATATAAGTTTCATGTGAGTTTTTATTTGAGCATCGGTGTTAGGGTTGCTTATGGCTCCGATACTATGACTTCTGATTCCCCAGAAGTTTGTGAAGAGGATATCGAGTACTTTATTAGAACAAAAGAAGAATACTTTGGTAAAGGCTCACGGGTGGTTGTTCTTAACATCATCCCGCTTGCTATTTAGGAGATTTGAAAATGAATGTGAAATGGCGAAGAGTTGGAAGCGAGATTCCAAAGATGGACCACGCACTTCTTTGCAAAGGTGAACTGTCTAAATCCCCGATTATTGCGTGGTATGATTTAGGAAGCGACATGTTCTATAACTGTCATAACTTCCCGGTAAAAGCATCCCACTTTGTTTATATACTTGATGTGTTTGATGCAATTAATGAGAATGGGGGGCACGAATGAAAGAGGACACGGTAGAACACAGATTTACCTATCAGCGGCAGGAAGCCTTTGAGCAAATGATTGATGTATTGGTAGCAAAAGTGGAACCTCTTGATGCGCCAGAACTTAGAAGTGTGTATGTGGACCGAGGGATGCGAATCATGTTGCTCAAAAGAGATAAGATTGCAGAAGAAACTTATGATGCTGAAACCAAAAAATATGAATGGAGGATTCTGATTTGAAATGGCCCAATCTCTTGGTGAATTTGTAGAAGATATCGTCGGCGATTATTTTATCAACGATGATGAATATTTTGAATCAAAATATCTTTTTGATTTTGATGAAGAAGAGGAGTGGGACGATGCGGGCGAGTTTGAAAAATTGTCTGCCCCCTCCTATTCTCCTTCTGTGTGTTCTATTGATTATTGTGATAAAGAGGCCAATGAGAGTGGGTTCTGTGAATATCACCGAAAACTGGCTGAAGCAGGAATCATATTTGAAACCAGAAAACAAGAGACGAATTACTTTCGATCTTTTCAACCAAAAAAAGAAAAAGAAAAAAAGAACCGTTGCATAATCCCGGGCTGCCCCCAAGTTACCAAAACAAACTATCGAGTTCTTTGTCCAAGACATCACAGAGAAGTTGTAAAATATGGGCACACGATAACAGAAGGATTGGGTAGACATAGAGTATTCATTTATAAAAATAAAAAACGGAACCTGAACTTTGGGGAAGTCGTTGTATATAGACCACAAATAAATGATTTTGTTTCTCTGATATTAGACTACCCATTCTACCACGAGGTTAGGCGATCCAAAATACTTTTTCTTGAACATGGTGTGCCGTGGATAATACAGAAAAGGGGAAAGAAGAAAAAGATAGCGAACCATGTGTTAGGTCTTGCTAATAAACATATTGTGTTTTATAATAACAAAAATATATATGACTTGAGAGCTAGTAACCTGAAACCAATGGATAAGTTCAAGTTTGATTTTATAGATTGGAGCGCAAATAATTGGCTTAAAAATCATTCTTATATCCACTATGAAAAAAGTTCGCGGCACTGGTGTGTTGAAATGTTCGCTAATCTTCCGGAATCAAGGGTAAGAAGATATTTTAAAACAAAAAAAGAAGCAAAAATATTTAGAAACCTGGTCATAGAAGCGGTCTATGGAAAAGATATATTTTATTTAATACGAAAATATAAGAAAGGTGGATTTATTTAATGAAAAAACTAAAAAAACTAAAAAAACTAAAAAATATAAAAGAGACAGTTGGGATGCTGGGAGGAAGTGGAGATCGATTCACATGTGTTTGGTGGAAAAGGCCGTTTGTGTTTCCCATCTATATTTATTGTTTTATTTATACACAGTTCTTTTGGATCTATCACATGGTGAATTTCCTCTTGTTTGGTGATATGTCGATCTTTGATGTGGAAGACGCCGCCGGTGACATACGTACAGGGGGTGAGAGCAATGACTATGAATAATAATGATGATAAGAATAACAATAAAATCATTCCCAAATTAAATACAACGGAGTTATCAAACAATGATTATGGAGTTATGTTTTGGGAGGCCACTCACAAGTGCTTATATAGTTGTCCCATGTGGGAAGATTGCCCTTACGCCGGAGTATCTATTAAATGTGATCTTTGTTATAGATTTCTTAATGAAGTAAAGAACGCGATTATCGTTTCTTTGGAGGATAATCGGGTTCAAGAATACCAAAAACATTTCTTAGGGACGGGGCTGTTCTCTCTCTGGAATCAGTGGATGCAATTGGAAATTATTCGTATATCATTGGAGTCCCCTATGTATAATACACCAAAAGGAGAACCTAAAGTTCATCCGGTTTATAAGGCGCAGCGGGAAGTTTTTGCAAGTATTAAGAATATATATGAATCTGTATTCGGTAAAGAAAAAGCACAACATATTGCGGATATAGATATCGGTGTAGATAGTTTAGAAAAAGCATTGAGATCATAAGGAGTAAGGTATATGACTTGCTATCGTAATGAAGAGCTAAGTGAGTTAGCTGGGATATATAAAGACAAACTGGAAGAGAGTCTTAATGAAGAGGGATACCCGGATGAACTACATTTTGAGGATGCGGGGGGAGAGGTAATTCGTTATTTGCGGGAGGGTGCATTTAACACAGATGATTATGACGAATATAAAATAGGGCGGTTGTAGGGAGATAATTTGTATGACAACAGTAAAACAGTTATCTTCGGAGGAGTATATTAGACAAAGGGACTTAATTATTGATCAATATGAAAAACAGAATATAAGTGAAGAAATATGTATTCGTAAACTTCAAAATTTATATGCCAAGAGAGTTCCGCTTTATAGAAATGGTGGAACAGGATTTATTTTGTGGGCAGAAGAGAATGTCAGAGTTCTCGCGTATCTACCCGGAACATCTATTCTCAAACCCACCTATCTTGCTGATTTGTCTCGTGAACCAGAGCCAATGACAGGAAGAACATGGTGGGATTTTTGGTGTTGGCAAAAAGATATTTGTCGGCAAGCGCTGAAACTTGACACAGACGGAAGACTCAAACATAACTTGGTTGTATTTTGTACAGAACGTGGTGAAGGAAAGTCCTTCATGGCGGTTCTTATTCTTTTGTGGAAATTTACCGTATTCGCTAACCAACGTATATTTCTTGCGGCAAACTCAAAAGAACAGTCATCCTTTGCTCATCGTGAAGAAATGGATAAGATTATTAGAATTAGTCCGGTTCTACTTGCTCTTGTTGGAGGTGAAAAAAATATTCAGAAGAAAGAACTTGCAATCTATGATAGCCGGGGGTTGAAGATTTCGTTCATTACAACCGTTTCTACTTTCACAGGTGTTCTTTCAAACGCAACAGGGTTCTCTTTTTCGGAGTTCTTCCAAGCAAAACCGGATGCCCCGTTCTTTAATGAAATCTATACCTCCATGCGTAACACACCTAACGCATTAGGTGTTATTGATTCCACTGTATCAACAAGAGACCATAAGTTATATAAACTTTATGAGGCTATTCAGAAAGGAGAAAAAGGAACAGATAGTTGGTTCTTTTACTATAAGTGTAACCCCACTGCTGATGTGAACAAGTATATGTCTCCAGCAAATACACAGAAACAGCTTGATGCCTTCCAAGCATCCACCGCAGCCAATCCAGTTGAATTTGATATGTTCTTCAAAAACACGTGGGATACAGCTCAGAAAGGCTTGTTCTCGGAAGAACTGGTAGATGCGTGTCATTATTTAGGTGCAAGTGGAAAACTACTGAATCAACAAGAGATAATGAAACAAAATGAAACATTAACTAAACATGTTTCAGATAATGTGTATGCTGACTATCAAGGATTTGAAAAACGCTTTAATCAAGATATTGTATATTTTGACAAGAAGGCATTAAAAGATATCGATGAGTATATTGCTCCATTGAATGAGATTGCTTATTTTGCCCCTGCGGATGCTGTTGCAAAACTTAGTGATCTTTTAGACACAGATTGGGCAATAGGACTTGGACTTGATAGAAGTGACCCACTTGCAACTCGTTCTTCAGCACAGACAGTTTTAACTTGTGTTGCAAAAGGATTGCCTGGAAGTCGATCTAATCCACAGAAGTTTGTAGATATGTCAAAAGAAGATTATGACGCTCCTGATTATATTCATATTTTGATCGGTATTCATGTTTCTAGTAGTAGTAATAGTAATGACCTGCAAAAGATTATTAGTGAATGGGCCGATGAATATAACGGTATCGAATCGTTTTCTTCTGACCGCTATGGTGTAAGTGATTTGGCGGGGTGGTTGACGAGTGAAGAAATTGTAGAAAAACCTGAAGTTGTTCATTTCTCACAACAGAAACAACAGGAAGTGTTTTCTATTCTCTATAACACCGTTGCCTATGGTAGATTCAAGATGCCAAGGATTCATATTGTTGGCGCAAAAGAAAGCGATATTCTTGTAGAGCAGCTCAAAAACTTTTCTGTTACTTATGATGGAAGAAAAGTGACTTATGGTAGTCCGGATAAAAAACACATGGGAGCGATTCAGGATGATGCTGTAGATGCACTTGCGATGGCTGTTTACGGCATGCGGTATTTGGGATTAGACGACTTTAGATCGGTAGACGGTTCTTTATTTTTTGGAACGTATATTCCCCCACAATAACAAGGAAACTTTATGCAAAAAGATTTTGTTCTCGACACGAATGTTCTTATTGATAATCCAAATGCTATTGAAATTATTAGAAATGGAAAAGATGGAGGAGATGTAAATCATATCTGGATTCCTGAAACTGTATTGTCCGAACTTGATTCCCTTAAACGGAAAGATGGGTATAGGTCGGTAATAAAGAAAATAGCAGAGAACATTGAGAGAGGTATTGAGTATATTAATATTATCTATAATGAAACAGGCGGTCCATTAAACGATCCTTACATATACACGGATGTCTACGATAAGGCCGACGATAATATACTCTATTCAGTAATTGGTATTAAAGAGAAATACGGAACCGAAGCCATTCTTGTCACAAATGATAAATTAATGACAATCAAGGCACACTCTCTTGGTATTGAGGTACAGGATTTCAAAGAGAGCATTCCTTTTGACGAAGAACACAAACTTAATACGGGGTTTGTTGATTCAGTAGAAGAGTTTGAATATCCGAATACGTTTTGTTGGGATTCTGGAACTCTTATTATGAAAAAGAGAGATGATATAAAACCTATCACATACACACATCAAGTATGGAAGACCAATCCTAAACACTATACGCAGAACGCAGCATTTGAACTTCTATTGGATGGGGATATTGATTTGGTATCTATGTCCGCTTCTGCCGGGATGGGAAAGACACACTGTGCAGTTGCTTCTGCACTCCATCATGTTCTTGAGAAGAAGATGTATGATAAGATTTATATATTTAAGACAGTAGAAGATATTGGTCCTTCAATAGGATACCTTCCAGGCAGTCTCAATGAAAAACTGGAACCTTATGTAAAATATATTAAAAGCATGTTTTTCAAGTTACATAAACTTAGGAAAGGTAATAACAAGGTGTTTTTAGATGAACAGACACTAAACCCCGAGTTTGTAGAGATTCTTCCTTTGACATATATTAGAGGAATGAACATCGACAATGCTTTTGTTATTATTGATGAAGCACAGAATATATCTAGACTCAATATGCGTTCCTTGTTGACTCGCATGGGGGATAATGTTAAATGTGTTGTGTGTGGCGATCCCGATCAAGTCGATAATCCGAATTTGAACACAAAGAATAATGGACTTAATTGGATTATCAAATTGTTTAGTGGAGAGAAAAACTACGGACATATTACTTTAGGAGGAAATAAAAGTCGTGGACCCATATGTGATATGGTATTGAAAAATAAATTATAGAAAAATAGAAAAAATATATAAAAATAAAATAAAACTTGACTTTTTGTGAGGAAATTGGTATAATGTCGCCAGTTTCCTCATAATTTTTATAAAAGGAGAAATAGCTTGATAAACGAAAATACAATGACTTATGAAGACCGACTTAATTATCTGAGTAATATGTCTGATGATGAGTTTATGCAGAAGGGAATGTTCACGATGGCGTTTAATTCAAATGATCCTTCTGGAGATATATCATCTTTGAGGACATTTGGAACCGCTGATTACTCCAATTATGGTATTCGGGAACTTCAGGCAGAGTTATGGTCTGCTTTTAATAATAACCCACAAGTATCATCTGCTGTGCGAGATTATGTGGGAAGAATGGTGGGGTTTGGATTTGAAGCTTACTCAGAGATTCCGGACATTCAAGAGAAAATTGAAGAAATTTCTTTTGATTATCGTAATCGTCTTCCTGCCATGCTTCCTAAATATGTAGGACGTTCTCAGATTGAAGGGGAACTTTTCCTTGTTCTTACCGTACATTCTGATGGTTTTGTAGAGATTGATTTCCGCGACCCATCTACGCTTGACACTATTGGGTATGATAATAGTGGTATTATTTTCCATCCACGAAAACCCGCCATGCCTCTTGCTTATCAGTTTGTATACCAAGGGGAGGATTCTCAGCAGCATTATGAACTTATTCCTAGTGTATATGTAGCGCGATATCCTGAAATGAAAAAACTGCTTGAGAATGATATTCACTATCAGGAATCATATATTAGTGAAAGTAAAACTACTAATAGAAAATTTAACAAGGTTGGTGGGTATAGGCGATTTGTAATTCAATGGGATCGTGGTTGGTTAACATCTCGCAATCTGTCGTATATCCGAACCGTTCTCACTTGGGTTAATCTTTATGAACAACTTAAAACGTACGAAATTAACCATAAAAAGAGCGCAGGATCATACCTGTGGGTACTTGAACCCGAAGACTTGAAGACTTTTAGGGCGTGGGTTGCCATGTCCGATGAAGAGAGAAAGAAGACGGGAATTATGCAAAAGAAGGAAGCAGGGGGTACTCTTATTGTTCCTCCGGGGTTTAAGTTGAAAGCGATTACGCCCAATCTTCCGCGCATCTCTGACTCCGATACGGACATTTTAGACTTTATTACTTCTGGTCTAAATACTACAGAAGATTCTCTTATGGGACGTAGTAATAGAAATAAGAGTTCTCTTTCTGAAACACATGGAACTCAAACGGATAGAATTAAAGATGAACTTGCCAATCTAGAAAGATTCCTTCGATTTGATTTTTGGGGCAACATTCTTTTTCTTTCTGCGGCGGTAGATAGTTCTTTTAAATATGAATATAAGATTAAAAAGGCTGTTGATTTCAATAAGAACACCAAAGAACCTGTTTTTAAGTTTAAGAAATTCAACGCAGAACGTCTTGTTGACTTTGCTTTCCCACAATCGCAGAATAGTGGTGTAGAAGAAACTGTTAGGGCATATCTTGGCAGTAAACATGGACCTATTACTAAATCTCTTGGTATCCCGGCACAAGAAGTATCCCGTAGGTTAGGATTTAGTTCTTACCGGGAACTTAGACTTCGTAAAGCAGAAGAGGATGCATTCTACCCCGAACTCAAATATGGCGTAGACGAAGAATCTGTTCAGGAGCAAGAGGAAGTCGAGAACTCAGTTACGACGCAAGAGAACGAGCAGTAACCGTGGGAAAAATTAAAGGTATAGTAAACGACGAAGGACGAACTTGCACCGTGTGCGGTGAATTTAAGATGTGGGATGAGTTTTATGATTATAAAAGAGGCACTAGAGGTAAGGAAAAAAATAATAGATAAAAAATAAAAAAAGTTATAAAAAGACTTGACAAACACATAATATTTTGATATAATACGCTATATCATTTATTCGTGAAAAATTCCCAATTTAATAAGGAAAACAATATGCCAGATAAATTTAAGGAAGTCCCTAAAGGGGCACTAAACCTGATTACAGAGAAAGATGCACACTGCTCTTTCTCTGTTAATGAAGGCGAAGAGTCCACGACAGATAACTTCAAGATGGTAGGGTATAGCGGTAAGATTATTCCTCAACATTGGTTTTGGGGAAACCTTGCATTTGATTTAGATGGTTTCAAGTTCAATAAAGAGAAGTTTCCGATTCTTTGGGCACATGATGATAGAGATATGGATAATCTTCTTGGTTATTCCACTACACCTAAGATTACAGATGAGGGACTTGTATTTACACAAGACGAAGTTACTTTTGTAGATAACGAACGCGTAACTCAATTTAAGGAATACTCTCGTAAGGGCGTTCCTTTTCAGGCTTCTATTCGTGGTAATCCTACTCGTATCGAGTATATTGAAGAAGGGGCTACCACTGAAGTCAATGGATATGAATTTGTCGGTCCCGGGCATATTTGGCGCGAAACAGAACTGGTAGAGTGTTCTGTGTGCCTGTTCGGCGCAGATGGAAATACTTCTTCACTTGTATTTACAGAGGATAAAGGGGAAATGGTGGAGCTAGATGCTTCTATTTTTATTTCATCCCCGAATGAGAATGGAAATCAAAATCACAACACGGAGAAAACTATGGATTATCTCACTTTCCGCAAGGAGCATCCAGAAGAAGCAAAGAAATTTACTGAGCTTGTTCTTGAGGATGCACAGAATAAGTTTGAATCTGAGAAGAGGGAACTTATCAAGGAATACGGTGAAAAGGAAAAGGAATTTGCTGAAAAGGTTGAAGAACTTGAAGCAAAGGTGAAAGAGTACGAAAAAGAAAAACTTATTTTTGAAGAAAATTCCCGCAAGGAATTTGCTGAGAGGGTTTGGGGCGAAAAGCTGAAGGAAGCTGAAATTCCCGAACGCCTCCATGAAAAGGTCAAGGCTTTTGTTTCTGCTGAAAAGTTCGTTGGTGAAGACGGTTTTGACAAGGACTCCTTTGTTGCCGCTGTTGACAAGGAAATCGAATTTTGGGCCGAAACCAAGGAAGAGGAAAAGATTCAGGGTTCTGGTTCTTTCTCCAAGAAGCCCGTTTCTGAAAATGAATTTGGCGAAAAAGAAGCAGAAGATGCTGCCGATGCGCTGCTTTCTTTTGTACGCTAATATATAAAGGAGAATAATTATGGCTATTACTGTTGCTGATGTTGTGACCTACGGCGATACTCCGCAAATTAATCGTGGTGTTCAGTACGATCAGGTCCATTTATATACTGATGGGTTTCCCAATGATGCTACTATGTTCGCTTCTATTAAAATGAAAGCGGGATATGGCTGGATAGAAGCAGGAACTGTTGTTGCTGAGGATGCTAATGGTGAGTTCGTTCCTTACGTTCCTACTACTTATTCGGATAACGTAGCAGTTTCCCCTCTCGTTGCAGATCATACTGCTGAGACTGCCACTGTTCAGGTTTCCGAACTTGAATCTGGTAAATATGCAGTTGGTGATGTGATCGTTCTTGCTAACGATGACCCCGATTATCTTGATGGTGGTGCTATTACGGATATTTCTGTTGCTAATGGTATCGCTACTATTACCTTCACTAATGCTTCCGGTGTGGGTGCAGATTTTACTACTGCAAAGAGCGCACATATTTACGTGAAGACAGGTGCCTCCGGTAAGTTTTCTACTGCCGTATGTATCATTGATAAGCCTGTTGATACTGGTGTCGGTTCTAATGCGCTTGGCGCACAGGCTTCCGCTGTTGTTGCAAATGCCGTTATGTATGCGGCTCCTATGTTTAACCTCGATTCTGCTGCTCTCACCGCTCTTGGTGTAGCAAAGTTCAGCAATCGTGCATATATTAAGTAAGGAGATATAACTATGCCCAAGGGTTCCGTTATTCCAGAGTTGCACCTTAGCACTCTTCAAAAGTTTATCGAAAAATCCCAGACTCCACCTTCTATGGTGCTGTCTAATATGTTCCCTACTAACAACGCGCCTAGCGACACAATAGAATGGGAAAGCCGCTACGGTTCTGCTGAAATGATTCCCTTCGTTGCTCGTGGCTCTCGTGGTCCTAGCTTCGGTGATGATGGTGTTGGTAAGCACTCCATGAAAGCAGCTTATTTTGCCACCGACAAATTCTACGGGGAGGAGTTCCTTAATAACCTCCGTCAGCCCGGTACTCGTGAGCAGAAGATGTCCGGTCAGTCTGAGATTGCTCGAGGTATGTCTCGCATGATGAACGCCGTTGATCGTCGCAGAGAGTACATGTTCAGTAAAATGCTGTTCGACGGGTCAATGTCTTACACTATCAAGGGTTCCTCTGCTGCCCCCACTTTTGCCTCTGTGTCTTGGGGTATTCCTACCTCTCATCAAGTCACTCTTGGCTCTACCTCTTATTGGTATGGTACTTCTGCCGAAACTGCTGACCGCGATGTTTTTGCAGACGTATTTAACCTCAAGAACAGGCTTGCTGATTCCCTTGAGATGGAAGTTACTTCTCTCAATATGTTCCTTAACTCTCGACTTCTACAATCTCTTGTTAAGGATTCTGGTATTCGTGATCTGGTTCAGACTCAGAATATCTCCGAAGCCCAACTTGTGAATAATCCTGCTGGCACCATTGCTCAGATTCTCGGTGTCGGCTCTATTACTCCTTATGATGCCTCTTACACCATCACCAGCCCTCTTGCACAGGCTTATACCTCCGGTACTACTATCTACGTTACTTCCCCTGAAGATTTCGTAGTGGGTGGTGAGGTTTGGCTCAAGAGTGGAGTTGACGGCGCAGCCGGTCCTCGTGCCACCATCACTGCGGTTAATATGGCTACTGGTGCTATCACTATTAGTGCGGCTCTTACTGGTGTTACTGGTATTCCATTCAAGTCTCAACTTGCTATGCGCCAGTTCTTCTTAAGTCCTAAGAAGATTGTAGCAGTCGTGCCTAATGTTGATGGTACGCCTATTGCTGAAATGATGCAAGCCCCTCACGGCAATGCTGGTATCTATGGTAAGCGTATGCGTACTAAGATGGAAGAGTATCCTGATGGTCAACGTCTGATCATGGAGGACCTCTGCTTGCCCACGCTTTATTATCCTGCTGCTGTTTACCAACTGACTGTCCACGAAGACTAATTAAAATAATAATGGGAGGGGTGAAATTCCCCTCCCATTATTGATAGGATTTTATTAAATGGAAGTTATTATAAATGAAGATGGAAGAACCTGCAATGTATGTGGTAAGTTTAAATCATGGAATAACTTTTATAAAAAATCAGGTGTTAGTACCGGAAGAGAAGCTAGATGTAAGGCATGTAGAAAAGAATATTTTGATAGTAGAAAAGATTTAAAGAAAGAATACGATAAAGTCTATAATATAGGTAATAGAGATAGAAGAAAAGTATTAAATAGTCAATATTATATAGATCATAGGGAGGAAAGATTAGAATACCATAGAGAATATCGAATGGATAATAAAGATAAAATAGCATCTCGAAAAAAAGAAAGATATAATGAAAATCCAGAATTATATCGAGAAAAGGCTAGGGAGTATTATAAGAATAATCCAGAGTCCTACGCATCCCAGAGAAAATGGTATGGAGAATCCCCTGCTAAGTTTAAAACTTATGGACACAGATTACTTATTCAAGAAGACGAACCTACAGAAACAAAAGACGGATATATTGAAGTAAAATGTGCGCATTGTGAACGAAGATATATACCAAATACTAGAAGTGTCAGGAATAGAATTTGGGCATTAAATGAAGACAACGGGACAGAGAATAGATTTTACTGTTCGGAAGAATGTAAGATAGAATGTTCAGTTTATAGAAAACAAACATATCCAGAGGGATTCAAAAAGCCTCGCAAAAGAGAGTGCGGTGCTGAAATCCGAAAAATGGTACTAGAAAGAGATAATAACACTTGCCAATACTGTAACAAACAATTTGATGAAAAAGATTTAATTGCTCACCATGAAAACCCGGTAGCTTGCTCTCCAATGGAGCAAGCGGATATACATAATATTAAAACCGCATGTAAGCGGTGTCATATTGATATTCATACAAACACACCGGGAATGGGGTACGGTGAATTAGCAAAGACGGCATTAATTAACGAAGAGATTATTGAAACCTTAAAAGGAGAAAATTAAAGTGAAGGTAAAGACACTTAAAACTGTTTCTGCATTTGGAGAAACCATTACCAAAGACAGTCTTTTTGAAGGTGATATTAAAGATTTCCCTAAGTGTATTCAAAAAGAAATCGAAGTTGGTTCATCTACTGTAGAAATCCTTGAAAAAGAAAATAAGAAAGAAGAAGTAAAAGAAGAACCTAAAGAAGAACCTAAAGAAGAACCTAAAGAAGCCTCCAAAGAAGAAAAGAAACCTGAGCCTAAGACCGTAAAGAAAGGTCGCCCGAAGAAAAAGGTCGCCTCTAAGAAATAAATAGATATGGGGAAGGAAAATGGCATCGACTATTGCAGATATATCCACGAATGTTCAAATTGAATTAGGTGAAATTAAAGATAGCCTAACTCAGGAAGAAATAACTAGAGCTATAAACAAGGCTATTATAGAATTAGGATATTCCTTCCCTGTTGCGGGACTAAAAGAGTATTGGCTTATCAATCGGTCTAAAAGGCATTGTGTCGAGATTCTTCTTTTAGGGGAATCGGAGAATTTTCAGTTTAATAAATTACATCTTCAACAAGCCTTTGAACACCTTAAATCACTTATTACTTATTACGATAAGGAGTTCTTACAGGCACAGGAAGCTCAGCCGGAACTATTTCCTAACCTCACTGCTGATCTTCCCAACCCCGCAGATATGTTTGGTGTATATATAGGAAATGGATTTGTATATTCTCCTACTGGAAAGGATATTACGTATTTGGAAGAGGATAATTAACAATGTCTCATATTGGTGAAAAAGTAAAGAAAGCGTATCAAGATAATGGGACTGCTATTACCCCTATTAAGGGTGCTTCTCTTACTGAATACCCAACCGAATATATACTTACAGAACTTAGTAACCAAGCAACAAAAGTATTTATTCAGGAGTATTACCTGAAAGCCTTTGTTCCTTATGATTCTGTTCTTAAAGATGGGGATTATCTTAGGACGAATTACAACAACGATACTTATCTTGTTATGAACCTTAATAATGAGGTTTTCAGAAATAAAGTAATCCAGCAACAGGGAACTCTTTATAAAAACAATACAACTGCTAGGATATATAGGTCGCAGAAAGTTCTAAACCCAAGTACCTACCTTGAAGAGTTGGTGTGGAATGATATTTATCAGATAGATATTCCGTGTACTGTCACTAATACTAGGTTTGGTTCTGAGGTTTCTGATTATAATAACATTGGTGAAGTTCTTCTTGATGCCCTCCTTGTTTATATTTCTAGACACTATGACATAAGAGAATTTGATAGAATTACTTTTGGTTCAGGTGAAACTTTGATGGTAGATAACGTAGATAAGTATAATTTCGGATATGCTTATGAACTTAAAATGGCCGAGGATAATAGGTAACAGAATAGAAATGAGTCTCACAATTTATGTAATTGATCGTGGCGGGGATAAGGAAAAAACATTTAAGAGCATTGAAGGGCTTGGTGCAACAGTAATTGAAAAGCCTTCCAATGTTTCTGTATCTGGATTGAATAATTGTGATACTGATTGGTACATGATTATTTTTACCGACGAGCACCTTCAGGATATTCTTGTTAAAGCTATTCCTGAGTTTATGCAGTCTGGATACGATTATTTTAGATTTTATCGTATTATGGATAATGGTGAGAAGTCCAGATATTTTGTTAACCCCCGCTTGTTCAGGAAAGAAGTAATTCTAAATCGACACGGTGAACCTAGTTCTGAATACATCGGAATTGATATTTTGGATGGTTACATAGAACACCATGACAATATCTATTAAGATAAATCCCTCTTTTTATAGAGAAGTCAGAGACATTGCAAATAGAACGCAACGTCTTAGAAAAGAAGCGGAGTCCAAAGTAGGGGCTAGGGGGGATATAATTCGCGCTCTTTCACACGGATATTTTACGATGGTACGCGATAATCTTCTATCTGGTAAATACCCTAAGAGTACAAAGTCATATAACAAAGACTATCTTAATTGGAAGATACGCAACTACGGACATGCAGAGCCATGGTTTCTTGCCGGAGATTTATTTAGAAACATCCAGATATATGAAAAAGATGGTGGAAGGGCGGTAGGTATTCCAAAAGGGAAGAAAGTTGGGGGAAAGAGTTGGTTGTATGAAAAAGATGATCAATCTAAAGGATACAACGCCAAAGACATTTCCTATTATGCTTATTTGAATGAGTATGGTTCTCCAAGTGGAAAAATACCCGCTAGACCTGTTTTCACACCAACTCTTGCTGATTTTGTTCGAACCGAAGTGGATGATATTTTGAAAAAATCTTCACAAAGAATGTTTAAGAGATGGGAAATTAGATAAATGCGTGTATTTGATATTAGACCTTTAGATGTAGAAATTACAACTATTTTTACTCTTTCCGAACTACAGCACTTGAAAATGATTCTCAATGGTGCTATAATTCGCAAGGATATGTACGAGGAAGAAACAGTTAGAGTATATGAAAATTTTTTAGAATTAATAGAAAGTCTTACTAAAGAAAGTGAAGAAAACTAATGCCTTTACCAGATATAAGTAAAGAAATAAATTTTAAGTTATCTGTTCGTAAGTTTTTTTACGAAATAGCCAACTCTTTCTCTCCTTCCCTTCCCCTTCTATTCGACACGGGGCTTCAGGTTCCAGTAGATTCGGAGTCTGAAGCCCCAAAATGGCTAACTGTTGAATTTGGAACGTTTATCGCCGGGTCGGTGAATGAAGCTTTGGTGGATGTTTATTGTTGTGCGAGAAAAGATGTTGGCTCAGATGTAGTTACAGAACTTAGGGATATTGTTGTTGGGAATTTTACTGATTCAACACAGTCCGATTCCACAAGACGTATTCCTATTTATGTAAATTTAAATACAAGTGAAGAAGAAATTATTGGATGGATGATTGCTGACATTGCGTACCAAAGTCCGTATATGAAGGCAACTGATGGAACTAAGTATAAACTTGTAACGATCAATTTAAAGTGGGGCGGTCAATATTAGGCCGCACTAAATAAGGAGGCTTTTATGCCCGGACCAAGAACCCAAAATCCACAGTCTCTTGCTATCGGCTTGATGGAGGTTAGGGTCGGACCTAGTGCTGCCAATATTAGCACTACTACTCCTGTACTGACCACCTCTCAGTCTCTTGGTGCGCTTTCTAGTGCATCTTATACTTTTAACCGCGAATATTATGAACACTGGTCCGATTTCCCGATGATTAAGGACTATGTTATCCCTACTCAGGAAACCCAACAGATTACCTGTGAGTTTGAAGAGATGACTCCGCGGAATCTAGCTATCCTTCAGGGTATTGATCCCTCTTCCGCAGGTTCTTCTTGGACAGGTGAGGGTTACACCGTAGTATCTTCCGATTCCGGTACTTATAACACTTCTGACGAAATCGATGGTGGCGCAGATGCAGAAGCAGATACCTATCGTGTTATTTTCCTCACTGCGACTACTTATTCTGTTTATTCCGATAAACGCGGTAAATTGACAGGTGACCAGATGGGTGAAGGTGATACTACCGCAACTTCTGTGTTTACTGATGGCACTACCGAACTTCTAAGCATCCCCTCTGGTTTCTTTACTGGAACGTGGGCTGCTGATGATGTGTTCACCTTCTACATGGCTAAAAAAGGCTACGACTCGGTTTCCTCTGGTGAAATTAAGATTGGTGACCTCAAAGCTCCTGATTATCTGCGTGTTGAAGGATATTATGTATTCCCCAACGCTACGAATACGATGACAGTAATCTTCCCTCGCGCTCAGGCCCGTACTGATAACGGTGAAATTGCCTTTGCTGCGGACACTAATGCTGCGGTCAGTATTACTTTCGAAGCAACTCCCGCCGATTCCACTATGTCCGGCGGTAACGCGGCGTGGGATTCTATGCCTCTTGGTCGAGTTGTGTTTGCGTAATAATAAAACTATATATAAAGGAGGGGGAGGCAACTCCCCTCCTATTTAAAAGGAGAAATTAAACTAATGTCTGAACTGATTGTCGAAACTAGGAAAGTTAAAGTAGGGATTAAGAAGGTAGAAGAGTTTGAAATTTATCCTCTTTCTTTTGGGCAGCAACGAAAGTTTGCCACAAAGATTGGGGAAATGATTTCTGAGTTTGCGGAAAAATCCGAAGACGCAGAAATATCCACTGTAGATATGGTAAATATGATCATGCAACTAATTGAAGATAATATTGTTGAGATTGTCAAAATGGTTGCTGATTATGAAATTGACCTTGATAACATCACTAACGACCAAGTAGTGGATATTGCCAACCATATTTATGAGATGAATTATAGTGGTGCGCTAAAAAACATGATGAGCCTCAAGAAAAAGGTCGTAAGTCTCTGGACATAGATGAAGTCCTGACTGCAATTCTTGAGGCATACCCACAGATAACAATAAACAATCTGGTGCACGATCCTTGTTATAAAAGCGGGTTGACATTAAAACAGATAAACACGTTATTTGAGAAGTTTGTAATAAGAGAGCATAATAAATATAGAATTTTAGGAAGTTTCCACGGCGTTAAAGTTCCATCTATCAGGGAAATGGAAAAACCTGAAGATAGATATAAGGACATGACTGAAGAAGAAAAACAGTTGGAAACGGAACGGCAGATGAAACAGTTTGCGAAGGCGTTCGGCGGAAGTTCTTTAGAAGAAATGAAACCAACTTAAACGTATCGAACACCCTTTACGGAGATACGACCTTTATATAAATAAAAGATAAAAGATACCAATTTCATATTTACGGGATTGGTATCTTTTATTATTAGAGCGAGATTTAACATGAGTCAATATAAGAATGAATTATTTGTGAAGTTTGGCGGGAAAGTCGATGGTTCTTTCAAAAAGGCCGTCAATGAGGTTTCCGCTTCTTTGCGTGGCATTGCCGGAAAAGGCGGTGGAGGCGGAACATCTCCCGAAGCCGCTTTAGGCGGTATTAGCAAGCAAGCTAAATCTGCCGGAAGAAATATGGGTTTCCTTAGCGGTGCTACTAAATCTGTTGCAGGGGCTTTTTCTACTATTGCTAGGTTTTCTGTTGCGGGAGGTGTTTTTGCGGGAATCACCGGTGGAATTGTTGGTGCATTTAATTCTATTGTTGAATTTGACCAATCTCTAAAAAATCTCCAGGCAATCACTCAGGCGTCTAATCAAGAAGTTGATGCTTTTGGCAGAAAAATGGTTGAGGTATCTAACATGACCAAGTTTTCTGCTAACGAAGTGGCTGCTGCAATGGTATATCTTGGTCAGGCGGGTTTTACAGCAACTGAAACTCTTGAGACGATTGATGCGGTTGCTTCTGTTGCCACAGGTACTCTTACAGATTTTGCATTAACTGCTGATTTATTTACCTCTGCTATTCGTGCTTTTCAGTTAGATACATCCGAATCCGCTAGAGTGGCAGATATTTTTGCATCCGCAGTTAACCGTTCTAAGTTAACTATTCAGGGTATGCGTACTATTTTCAACTATGTGGGTGCGTCTGCCAGTCAAGCGGGGGTTGCTCTAGATGAGGCCGCTGCGGCGGCTGGGTTGCTTGCCAATAACGGTATGCGTTTTAGTACAGTTGGCACATCTATGCGTAACGTGCTTTCTAGAATGATTGCACCTTCCAATAAGATGCGAACCGAATTAGCATACATCGGATTATCTGCGGACGATGTGAACCCTAGGATTGTAGGTTTCCAGAAAGCGATGCAGAATTTATCCAAAATTATTGTAGATCAGAAGACGGGTTTAGCAGATGCCGGGAAAGCATATAAACTATTCGGGTTACGTGGACAGCAAGCAGCGAACGTATTTGTGCGTACGTTTACTTCTGGACAGTATGAACAAATGCTTGAGAATATTAATAATGTTGGTGCAGCTTTTAGGATGCAACTTAAACAGCAGGAAGGGTTAGGTGTAAGTTTAAAAAACCTTTGGGACAGAATTAAGAACGTTGGTGTTGCGTTGGGCGATTTGGGATTAACAGCAGTTATTCGTGGTACGATTGACGTATTATCTGACGCTGTAAAAAAAGTTCAAACGTTTATTAGGTCTATAATTAAGTTAGTTGATTGGATAGATATTGCTAAGGGGAATGTTGAAACTCAAACACAGGCTATAGCGGAGAATGGGGAGGAACTTCGTAACTTAGCAGTTGGATTAGAAAAGTATATTAAGGCGTATAAAAATCTACAGCAGGAGGGAGTAGATACGTGGGAGGCTCAAAAAGAGATTCAGCATTTGAATGAGAATTTGAGTGATTCGTTTGAGGATGCCGCCGACGTTGTAGAAAAGTATGGAAATAATTTATCGGAATTGATTCCTAGGTTAATTCAACTAAAAAATGAGTCAGAAGTTAAAGCAACTCGCACTTTTGTAGAGGGGTTATCTCAAAATAGAGAAGATATTATAAAAACTAGGAAAGAATTGTCGGGATTAGCTTCGGATATAAAAAGTTTAAAATATAGCATCCAACATGAACAAAATCCCCGGCTTTTGGGGTATATGCAACATGAGTTAGAACTGCTGGAAAAGCGTGTTCCTGTTGTAGAAAAAAGATTAAAAGATTTATTGTTACAGAAAGATATTTTTATTTCTGAAATTGCACGTGCGGGGGAGGGCGTGGTAGATCGTCGCCTCTCTAAGTTTTCTGAGGATGTTGATCGGGAGGTGTTAACTCCGTGGGAAACTACGCTAAGTCAGTTAGGGGAGGCGTGGCAGTCCGCATTTGATTCTTTGTGGAAAAAAGGAAATATTACCCAATTGGAAAAGTTTTTTGACGCCGCCAAGCAGGCCATAGTGTCTGCGGAATCCGCTCGTGAAACTATTGCTAGTATGGGGGGCGGACCTACTGAGATGGATAGGGCGGCTCTTGCTAAAACAAAAGAGGAGTTAGATTCTTTTTGGGAAAGTATATACGAGGATCAGAGACGGTCGGCAGAAAAATCTTTTCAAAGGATCGCCGCCGCGTATGATGCAACATTAAAGGCACAACTCTCCCAAGTAGAAAAAATAGAATCTGAAAAAGAGCATCTTATGCGGCGAGGGGGGGCGACTGAATTAAATATACTTCGTTCTAAGCGTCAATATTTAGATAAAGAATATTTAATATACGTAGAATATTATGATCAAATTATTCAATTAGCGGAAGAAACTGCTCAAGCACGGGGGGATGCTGAGAATGCGGTCGTGGAAAAGTATTTAGCAGAACGAGAAAAAAAAGAATCTGAGTATAATATACAAATTCTTAATTTAGAGAACGATATTTTTAAGGAGAGGATGCGTAATCCTGAAAATTTTGCGGATGCGTGGGAAAGTGCGATGCGGAAGTTAGAAAGTTCCACGGAAAGTTCTTTTTCCAAAGTTAGGGATTGGATAGTGGACGCTGTGGAAGAGTTCGCTGATTCTTCGGCAGATGCTTTTCTTGATTTTGTAGAAGGTACTAAGTCTGCCGCCGATGCTTTTAGTGATATGGCGTATTCCATTCTTAGAGATTTAACTAAGATGATTATTAAGCAACAAATTATGAATGCGGTTATGTCTGGAATGAAAGCTATGGGCAATTCTGGAGGATTCCTTGGTACTGTCGGCTCGTTCTTCACAGAGTCTATGGGGATGAACCATAGTGGGGGCATGGCCGGTAAAGCGTCTTCTATTAAAAAGCAGATAGACCCCTCTTCTTTTATAAACGCCCCTAAGTTTCATAATGGTGGAGAGGTTCCGGCTATTCTTGAAAGAGGCGAAGAAGTGAAAACCCGTGAACAGGCTGCACAGGATAGGGAGCCTAAGCAAACCAATGTTATTATTGAGAATAAGACAGGGAACCCAATTGGTTCAGCAAGAGCCACTACCCAAATAAATATGGGCGAGGAGGTAATTCGTATTGTTCTTGATGGCATTGATAGAAATAGAAGCGGACTCAGAAAGAAAATTGCTACCGTTAGATAAAAAGGAACATATATGTCATATAGACTTAAAGACGCAACAAACATAACGTTAGGTCCAGCAGAAGTATTAATTGCTGACAGTGCTACATATATTAACGACATATCACCTGTATTAACACAGGACAATTACTTTGCATACAGCGAGTCCACCAATATTGTATATACGACCACTTATAATGAAAGAATGGCGGTTGATAGTAATAACCTAATGGAAGATATGGTATCAGACAGAGCTTCCTGTACAATGGAAATGAATACAGTTGAGTTAAGTAGGGATGTTTTACTTCTACTGTCAAGCATTATGCCGTCTGTATCAGATACAAGTATTGCATTAAATAAAGTTACAGATGTTGATTTCAGAGTTGAAATAAATTATAATTATGTAGATAGACAAAAACAACTTCAGTTTGTTTTTCCTAAAGTTAGAATACGGAGCGGTTTAAATTTAGTATTAACAGGGGATGCAGAGGTCGCACAATCATTATATATGTATTCCCTCCCGGTATATGCCTCTCCGTGGGAAAACCATAATTTAGGTATTATGTATATGAACGGATTTCAATAGAGGATAAAAATAGAGATGAATACTTTTCCAACAAATATCCCTAAGCCTGTTTCTATAACAGAATCGTTTAATAAGAAACAACACAGAACCCCGTTTGAGGATGGTAGTGTCCAATCTAGGACCGCGCACACACGAGGCAGGGGTAAATGGGACTTGAGTTATGAAGTATTGAGTGTACCTGAGGTATATATTTTGAGAGATTTCTTTTATGCGAATCAAGGGGCGTTGTTTTATTGGACACACCCCGTAACAGGCACCCGATATGAGGCAAGATTCTCTAAGGATGAGTTTACTGCTGATATCATGTCTCCTACAAACTGTTCATTAACCTTACAGATAGAAGAGTCTTAATAATGGCAACTATTTTATCGTCTGAAGTTATTGCACAAAAGAATGCTCTCGGTTCGGATGAGGCGTTTCTAGTATGTTTGGAAATAACCATTCCTGAAGTAACTGAACCTATTCGCCTCGTTTCCAATACAGAAAATATCAATTGGAGAGGGCATGAATGGGTTGCCTTTGCTTTTATATTAGAAGAAATATCTGAGCAAACAGAAGGCGAAATTCCTAGTGTTGAATTACGCGTACCCAATGTGGATAGAATTATTGAAGGGTATATTCAAGAGTATGATAAGTATGTAAAGGAAAATGGTCCAGCAGATATTACGGTAGGAATATACGTAGTATCAACAGCGACTTTAGATAGTCCTGATTATGTAGCATACCACGAGTTCATTCTTATCCATCCAGTTTCGGATTCTAAATATGTTACGTTTACACTAGGTGCGCCAAATCCATATAGGCGTAGGTTCCCTTTGAACAGGATATTGAAAAATAGTTGTCGATTCAAATTCAAAGGGGAGCGTTGTGGTTATACAGGAACAGAAACATCATGTAATAAATCCTTAACTAGATGCCGGGAACTTAATAATTCTACTCGTTATGGCGGGTTCCCCGGTGCTGGCAGAGGGGGGCTTTCCCTTGTCTAAAAAATCTATCGCAAAAGTTGTAAGTGAAGCAATGAGAACCCCTTTCGTTAGTTTGGGCAGAGAAGTTGGAAAAGGGTTAGATTGTTGGGGGCTTGTACATCATATATCTAAAGAATCTTTTGATATGGATGTCCCGGATTTTAAGGTAGATGCACTTGATAAAAATAAAATATTTTTTCAGTTTCTACAGGCGATAGAAGAAGAATATTACGAAGTAGATAGAAAAGATGTACAGCCGGGGGATGTGGTTGCTCTTAATATGGTAATATCTCAACCGGATTTAGTGCAACATTTCGGTATAATGATAGACGATAAAAAATTTGTACATACCTTACAGAAATCTGGTCCACACTTAACCAAACTTACTGATATTGGGTATAAAAACAGAATACGTGGATTTTATAGATGGAAAGGAAAGAATAGTGATGACTAATAAGTCTTTAGATATATATAATAGTAATACACAGAAAATTTCTAAAGAAGATAGTGGAAATTTCGTAAGCGTAACATGCATTGAAAATATTTTCGATCCTCATAACAGCCAGAAAGTGGAGCTATATGAGCACGGGGAAACTCTTGCTCAACTAATTAGTAAATTTAATCCGATCATGGCTAGTAATATGGAAGTCGTTGTTTCCATTGATGGCATGGTTGTAGAAGAAGATTCGTCTGAATTTAAGAATATTGTTCCCGCCAAAGGTAGTAATGTTGTATATGCTACGGTTCCGCAAGGCGGGGGAGGCGGCGGGAAGAACCCCCTATCCATGGTCGCAATGTTGGCGGTAACGGTGGTTGCGGCTTGGGCGGCTCCTGCATTAGTTTCGGGAATTGGTTATGGTATTTGGGGCGGAGCAGGATCCCTTGTGGCTTCTAGTATTGCGGCTACAGCAGTGTCTTTAACTCAGGCGGCACTAACAGTAGCGGGGGGGATGTTAGTATCTTCTGTATTTGGTAGTTCTATGCCAGATGTAGGCGCACCTAATATAGAGAATGTAACATCTACCCCTACTTACGGGTGGGAGCGTGACCCAAACCAGCAAGAACAAGGAGTGGTTGTTCCTGTTTTATATGGTAGACATCGAGTAACCCCTCCTATTATCAATTCCTTTATCACCACTAAAGATGATAATCAGATTTATAATGCTCTATATTGTATAGCAGATCACAAAATTGATGCTATTGAAAATGTGTATATTAATGATAACCCGGCTTCTAATTATAAAGAGATTACGCTTAGTAAACGATACGGAGAAATAAATCAAGGTATTATTCCGGCTTTTTCAGATGTTATTTATAATAAGTCGGTTGATGTTAAGTTATCTACTGATTGGTCGCAAACAGAAACAGATGGAAATGCAGTAAACGGCATTGGCGTTAATATATTTATTCCAGCATTGTATTACGCGAATGATGCGGGCGGTTTATCAAAGCAAACTATCACATTAAACATACAGTATAGAAAAAAGGGAACTGAAGATTGGAATGATTTTGTTGAAAATAAGGTAGAATTAGAACAAATTTCATTTTCGGGAGAACCATATTGGTCTGTCGGGTACCCAGGTAATGGTGGTTGGGTAGAGGTAGAAGCTGGATCAAGTGTAAGAGATGAACACGCGGAGGGGGAGCGGTATGCTTCTGATCAAGAAAAGTGCTATTGGAAGTGGATAGATTATGAATATACTAGAAAATGGATTTATGTTCCTATGCCATCAGGCCATAACATAAAAAAAATTGTTCAGTATAAAATTGATCCAATTATTTATAAAGAGGTCGTTGTACCATACTCTGATATTATTATACGTGGGGCTACGCAAGACCCAATTCGCAGGGATTATTATGCGTATGACGTTGAACCCGGAAAATATGAAGTTCGTGCTAGGTTAAAAAATGCTCCTCCAACAGGAACTAGATACGGCAATGATACCTATTTCTCTGCACTTCAGGAAATTATTTATGATGATTTCACTTATCCCGGAACAGCTCTTCTAGGATTGGAAGCACTCGCTACTGATCAATTAAGCGGCTCTGCTCCTACGGTTTCTGTGGAGGTGGAACGTGAAAATGTTCGTGTTTGGACAGGAGAGCAATACGAAGATAAGCCCGCTAACAATCCGGCGTGGGCGTGTTATGATATTCTTCACAACGACATTTACGGAGGTAGTCAGCCTGTAAATAGATTCCTTCTTGAAGATTTTGAAGAATGGGCAGATTATTGTGAAGAGAATAAATTATTTGTAAATATTTATGTAGCCGCTCCATCCGATCTACGTAGTATTTTAGATGCTATATCTGTTATTGGGCATGGTTCTATTGTGCATAAAGGCTCTCAATATGGGGTGGTTATAGATAAAAAAGAAGAGATAAGTGTTCAGCATTTCATGTACACTAAAGGGAATATGATTGAGGGCACTTATTCTAATGCCCTTCTTGATACTACTGATAGAGCCAATGCAGTTGAAGTTACGTATTTTGACCAAACCCTTGACTATTCTAGACAAATTATTGAAGTATACCAAAGTGGTTACGATAGAGAGCAGACAGTAATTAATAAGAATAGTGTGACTCTTGTTGGATGTGTAGATAGAGAACAGGCCATTAAATATGGTAAAAGATTATTGCTTCAAAATAGATATCTAACACAGATTATTTCTTTTGAGGCGGGAATAGATTCTATCACGTGCTTCCCCGGTCAAGTTATCGACGTTTCTCATGATGTTCCTCAGTGGGGACTTTCTTCTGGTAGGATATTATCAGCCACCTCAAACGGGGTTAAATTACCGGAGAAAGTTGAGTTGTTGGGCGGGGAACAGTATGCAATTCAGGTAAGGAAATCAATAGACGATTCTATTGAGACAGTTAATATAGTTACTCCTACGGTAGATACGACTACAGATGAATTAACATTAAATGGAACATGGGAAAGCACTCCTGAAAAGAATGATTTATATGCTTTTGGTAAAGTTAATAATGTAACAAAAAAATTTAGGGTGACTTCTATTACTCGTTCTGGTGATGAAATGACCAGAAGGATATCTGCGATTGAATATGTACCTGAAATATATGGAGATTTATCTGGACAATTACCTGAAGTAGAAGTCGGGGAATCCAAGTTTGTTTCTGATCTGTCTGCCAAAGAAGTGTGGGTATTTGCTAATGATGGTACTGGAAAATCCGTAATTAGTGTGGAATGGAACGGAAAGGCATTATCTTGGAATGTATTCTTGAAATCAGAAGGTAAGCCGTGGGAGGTGGTAGGACAGGCCAATAAGAATTCATTTAGAATAGAGAAATCATTCACAGTCGGTAAAACATATCAAGTATCTGTGTCTCCTTATAATACTCCCGATTTACGTTTTGTTGAAACCATATATATAAAAGGTAAACAAGCACCTCCCTCTGACGTTCTTGGTTTCTCAGCCACCAGCACTAAGAGAAACGTAACTCTTACATGGGACCACATTCCTGATGTGGACCTGCTTGGTTATAATATTGTAGAGGGAGTTGATTATAATAGAGGTAGACCTATTGCAACTGGGATTACTGAAAATGAGTTTTCTTGGGAACCAGCTGTATCGGGTACATATACTTTTTGGATAAAGGCAGTAGATAGGACTTTTAATGAAAGTGTAAACGCCGCATCTGCTCAAGCGTCCATAGATATATCAGATGTATTTAATATTGTGGTGGATAGAGAAGAGATTCCTGTTTATGTACCAGATGCGACTTTATATAACTTGTATAATGACAGTTTAAATAATGTTGTGTCATGGATTCCTGGAATGGTGGATACGGATGTTAGTACAGAAACTGATGTAACTCCCACACTCACTACATATAATGGAAATTTTGATAATGGAGTATACACTTCTGATATTATTGATTTAGGAACAAAAACCACATATACATTAAGACAGTACGCGGAAAAAGATGCAATATTGACAAACCCCACAGATACTTCTTTTATATATGGTAGAACAGATATAACGTTCCCGTTAGACACAGATATGAACATAACATCTCTTGCTAAATATAAATTAAAATATAGATATTCGGACGACGGGGTTTCATACTCCGACTGGAATGACTATACGAATATATCAGTAGTCAGTAGTAGGTATCTACAAGTTAGGGCAGAAACGGATATTCGAGTTTCTACCACTAATTATAATTTTACTTCTATTTACACCGTGCTGGATGTTGACGATAAGGTAAAAAAATTGTATAATCAAACAATTGCTGATACAGGAACAGAGTTCTTACTTAGCAGTGTTCCGATTACAATATATGTAACTTATAATGTAGGTGTAACAGTATTAGGAGCAGGGTTTGCCACGTATAGTGTAGATATTCAAAGCGATAGATTTATTGTATATGTATATGATGTTAATGGAAATGGAATTTCTAGAGACGTTAACTTGGAAATATCTGGGTATTAAATAGGAGATGTAAATGTCACAAAACTTTTCACCGTTACAATCAGGAGTTACCGTATTCGGTGATTTATATGGAATAATCAATAATAATATTGATGCAATTCGTTCACAGTGGAGTGGTACGTCTGCCCCCGGCAGTCCTGCTATAGGTCAGCCTTTTTATAATATAACAAATAATACAGTAACTATTTGGAACGGCTCTACTTGGCAGGATCTGGCAGAGGCATCTATTACCGTTCTTACTCTTATGAACGAAATAGTTACCGCTCGTGGAGTAACCGATTCATTAAATGATAGGCTCAGCGTGTCTATAAATGATGATGGCACATTAAAGGGGGACGCACCTGTTGGGACGTGGTGGATGACTGAGCCAGATGCGGTATCTTATTCCGATTCTTCTACTTTTACAGTTAGTGGAAATAAAACTGCATTATATGTTCCAGATAGAGCCGTTCACTTATATCAAACAAGCGATGCTTTTGGATACATTGCATCCTCCACATATGATGGCAGCAGTGATGTTACTACTGTAACGTTAACTCAACCAGTAATAGATAGTGGGCTTATTGGTGTGGAGTACGGGCAACCTCCCTTAAATGCCCCTGCTAGTTTGAAAGAATCTGATATTGGTGTAAAAATTTTAGCTCCGGATGGAGACGGATCTGGGTTATCTGGCTTTGGAACAGCGGCTACTCGGGACGTGGGGACGGCCCCGGGGAACGTGCCTGTGCTGGATGCGGAGGGCAAGCTGGCTGAGAGCGTTCTGCCAAGCAGCGGAGTACCGTCCGGGCTGATTATGCTCAGTTCAGACGGAACTGTGCCTGCCGGGTGGGAGAAGGTTGAAAACCCTTTAGACGTCGAGATTACTGGCAGAGTCTCACCAATAATGACAGGACCAACAACCGGGGATTGGACGGCAACGGAAAGCCCGACACCGTACGAAGGTGCTTTTTGGAAGGTGTTTGATGGGTCTCCTGACCAACCAAATTACTGGATAACACAGCAACCGTCTGATGTGTACGGTGTGTTGGAAAACACCGCATCTTCTTTCACCTTTGACAGATACAAAGTAACAAGCACAGATCGCCCCTCTTATCATCCAAAAGACTGGCGGCTTCAGTATTGGGACGGGTCGGCTTGGCAGACTGCCCACACTGTTACCGATGCGCCTAGTTGGACAAGCAAGGAGACACGGTTGTATCTTCTGCCACAGACGGTGACGACACAAAAAATCCGTTTTTACATGGACGCCTCCAATGATATATATCTTGGAATTTCTGAACTTGAATTGATACAAATGCCTGTATGGGTAAGGAAGCTGTAAAAAATGAAGTATCACTACTTTGACAACGTAACAGGACAATATCTAGGGACATTCGAAGGTGAACACTGCCCCCCCAGTGCCACAACAACCCCACCGCCGGAGCAGAGCGGCGCATGGTACTGGACTGGTGTGAGGTGGGTCAACGAGCCGCAAGGGAAGTACCCGGAGCCGACCCCCGCTGAAGCAGCTAAAGCACGGCAGGACGCGATTCTGGCCGAATTAGAATCTATGGACCGCTTTCTGCCGCGTAGTGTGGAAGACCTGTTGGACGCAGGTGTTGTCAAGCTTGCTGACCTGTCCCAGGAAAACCAGGATCGCTGGGCAAAGAAGTTAGCCCTGCGGAGTGAATTGGCGGGAATTACTACATAGGGAGATACTGTGAAAAAAATAATTAAAAAAATTACAGATTTTTTATTTTCTGTTTTTTCAGATAATGGAGGACGCCTATCGAGCATGCGTATTTTAAGCGCGTTTGCGATAGTGGTTCCTATTTTAGTCTGGACCGTTTATGTATTCGTAAATGAGTGGCAAGATTTTAACGAATCCTTTGCATTACTTATTTTAGGTGCTTTAGGTAGTAAGGCCGCACAAAAATGGGCAGAAAGCAAGAATGGTAGTACGAAATCTAACTCTACCAATAAAGAAGTTCCTCCTGAATTTAATGTCTCATCTGATAAAAAGGAATAATATTTATGTTTATTTTTTCAGCGTTCCTTTCATTTTTTGGAGGCAAGAAGCAAGGTGTAATTGTTATCCTGCTGGGGATTGTTATTGCTTCCCTAGGCTTTCTCTATATGTGGGAAAAGACTTCTCATAGTAATACGAAAGTAGAACTTGCTAACAAAGTATCGGAACTATCTACTATAAAAAATATAAATAAACAACTAGAACAAGATCAGGAAACAAAACAACTTGTTATTGATGGGCTACAAAACCAAATTGTTTCATATAAAAAAGACTTTGAAGAATATAGAAAGCAATATGATAAAATGCTTGAGATTTGCAAGAATACAAGAGAGATAGATAAAGAAGATTCTAAACTGAGAGTATTAGATGAGAAGTCAAATGAAGAATACATTAAAGCAATCAATTCTGTTCTTGGTTTTAAGTAGCCTACTCTTTATTAATGGATGTGGTCCTAAAATAGTAGAACACACTATTACAGTAACTAGAGTTCCAGAACGAATTGAACCTCCTACTGATCCGGTTTATAAAAAGATTCCAGAAGGAGTTCATTTAGGCTCAAAGAAATCGGCAATGATTATTTGGAAGAATTTTCTTGAAGCGGAGAGGGCAAGAAAAGAAGCAAAAGCCGCATATGAAGCCTATGACTCTCAGGTAAATGAACTTAAGGAAGATAAGAATGAAGACTAAGCATTTCAATATAAAAGAATTAGTTAATCCGAATATTTATAAAAGATATGGAGACTCCTCTTGGAAATTCCTCAATCCTCTTATTTTGAATGTTATTGACACACTTAGGGAAGGTATTGGTTCTCCGATTATTATCAATGATTGGCAGTGGGGCGGCAATTATCAAGATAGTGGTATGCGAGAAGTAGACTCTTCCATAGGAGCATTATATTCTATGCACAAGTTTGGTTGTGCAATGGATTTAAAATTTCCTGATTCTTCTGTTGATGTAGTTTACGATTACATTCTTGATAATGAAGAATATTGGTATAATACTGGTGTCAGACGTTTGGAAAATATCAAACATACACCTACTTGGTTGCACATAGATTGCGCTAATACTCATCTGAACGGAAAAATCCACGTATTTAATGTTTAGCGAAACGTGGTGGGGTAGGATATGATCATGGACCCATTAGATATGCTCAAGGACAGTTCTGATAAACTGTCCGAGAAAGTTTACACATTGATAGAAGAAGTTGCAAATATAAAAGCACAACAAAAAGTTATATGGGCTGTTCTAATGTTGTTCGTGTCTGGAACTGTTGGAACGTTCTTTTATATAATTCACGTATTGATTAAAACACATATAGGTTAGGGAGATAGAAAGATATGTTTGGTTTATTGGTAGAGCATAAAAATAGACTTAAAAAAACGGCTGATGAGATAACTAAGGCAAAGAGAAATTTTGATACTGCTTTTCAAATGGCAAAAGAGCAGAGAGAAGAACTTATTCGAACCAAGCACCAACTTGAAGAAGCAAATGACGCTCTACATAAAGCAAACGCTCAATTATATCAGAACAATAAACTTATGTCGGATATGGCACATGCAGCAGGAGGATTGATCTGTAGAAAAGATAGTGAGGGGAGATTCCTCTTTGTTAATGAATACCAATGTGTTCATTTTTTCCGTATGCCAAAAACCTGTATGCCAGATATAATCGGTATGACAGATATGGATATTATTAATGACTATCGAGAGGGGACGGGTAAACAACATAGTTTTGGGGATATATGCCGATCCTCAGATGAACACTGTAAGAAAATTGGCAAACGTTGTCTCTATGTTGAATTTGGTAATATAGATGGGGAACCTGTTGTGTTAAAGATGATAAAAACACCTATTTATGATGATAACGGAAATGATGATGGTGTTGTTAACTTTGGTTGGGATATTTCCGCTCTTTGCACAGGTCTTATGGAAGAATTGGATAAGGGGTTGAAAGAAGGCACTGTTGAGCGGTTAGATAAGTACGTTTATTGGGTTAAAGATGAGCATGAATGTAAACCACCTATTATACATTTAACGTAAAAAGACGAGTACGGAGTTTTCAGAACAGTTTTTATCTTCCTAATGCAGTTCCGTTTGTGTTTGATGAAAAAATAGATATTGAGATTAGGGCCAAAGCAATTTCAACCGCTGTTCCTGCAAGTGTGGGGGTTGTTACAATTCTTGTTAGAAAAAGTAACACATAGAAATGAGGTGTACATATGTCTCTTAAAAGTGTATATAGAAATACCGATGCTGAGTTGACTTTTGTAGTTAGAAACGATGCGGGGTCTTTGATTGATTTAACCGGATATTCCTCTGTGAAAATGGTAATTGGTACTACTGCTTATGAAAATGTAGCAAGTATTGATGGAACAGGTTTGGACGGCACGGGGGACTATAACGTTTCCGTGACTATTGCAAACGGCGATCCTGTGTGGGATAGTCTTACCGCAAGCTCATATCTATATCAAATTAACTTGACTGATAATTTATCTAATATTACTATTCCTATTGAAGGTAGGTTGACTGTTAGAAGCCAGATTCCTGCTACCTAAATTAAACCGACTACCTACCTTATTAGAAACCCCCTCTCTTTAACGAAAGGGGGTTTCTTTATTACCCTTGATTATATGCTTTGAAAAAACTATTTACATCCAATAATGACTCCTTAGAACATAATTCAGGGCGTTTGTTAAGAAACTTTTCAAAATACCCACAAGTTTTCAATTCTTCACAATTTCGTTTTTTGATGCACTGGGGGACCATTCGATAGGCCAAGTCATAATCAACCCTTTGTACCTCAGTTCTAATTGCGTTCATAACCCACCTGGTATCGCGTGAGGATTTATAACAAAGCCTTTTATAGGACATATTGAGCATAGCTTCGGCGTTGCATATAAAATCCATTCTTACGGGAATATTTCGCGCAGTATCAATAAGATCATCCACGGTTTTGATTTCTAGTGAGAGCCTTTCATCACTCTTTTTTCTACGATCCGACCTATTGGATTTGACAAAAGGAACGATAGTAACATGACGAACAAGATGCATTGCCACATAAGAAGGAATGTCATATAGAGAAACATAGAAAATCTGTGTACGCATTGGTGAGTGCATACATTGATAAAGTCTATCCAGTGTGATATTTGAATCTGCATCTATGGTTGCCCCACATGCCCTTTGTGCTAGTTCCCTGTTTGTTACTTTCTCTACTTCTACTCTGAAAGTTTTACTCATTTTCAACCACCCACTTATTATTCTCTTTTACTTCTATTTTAAGATTTTTAGGATTTAACATTTCTTCAACTTTTTCCTCAGGGGTAGGTTGTCCTTCTAACTCAGATAATTTCATTTCACAGTATGCAAGAAATCGTTTATCTGAAGTCATCTTTTTAAAAGCATCATTCAGGTTTTGAATACGCTCTTTATTGTTTTGTCCCGTTTTTATGATTCCGGTTTCTATATGCCGAAGTCGAACACAATTCTTATGTCTATTTCGATGTTGTCCTCCGGCCCCTGTACCAGAGAAGTATTCAATATGGAAGTCTTTCTTGGTAACTGAAAAAACAGGTTTAGTCATTTTTACTTTCCTTATTTATTGGGACACACTTTTGAACCTTGTTTATATGTTTAATAGCATTTATAAAAGCATTTAAACAATCTGGACACCTTTCGGGGTAGCCGGTGGTAGTGTTAGAACACCCTTTTAAAAATTCTTTACAGGCTCTTTCATAAGGATTCATATCTACCACCAATATTTACCGTCTTTTTTAGAAACAGGAATATCCTTTCCTTCACGCATGAGTTGTTTTTCCTTTCTTCGGTCTTTTCTTCGACGCATTTCTTTATACTGTCTATAGGATTCTTTAGAGGATAGCGTGCTCCCGTCTTTACCATCCCCGATACCACCAAAAAGCGTGTAATCTTTATTTCTATATGTTTTTCCCATATCTTAATTCCTATTCAAAAGGAGGGGAGTTTTATTTCTCCCCTCCTTGTCTACTTTACATAGAGCTTCCCTTCATAGAAAGGAACTTACGATCCTTGAACTCTTGCTTCTTACCCACATTCCAGTTATCAACAGGACGGCAGTACCCAACAATCTTAGTATAGGTCTTGCATTTAACTTTCATAGCATTACTCCTTTCGAGAATCTTCTACACTACAAAGATTCCAATTTGTTTTTTCAATAATAGGTTGCAATTCAGTGATAACTTTACCATACTCAACATCATCAACTCCTGTTACATATCGAACCTCCCTATAGTAAGTATCGGAAAAATCTGCATGATATATTAGAAAGTTAGATATTGTTTTTATATATGTTCGCGTGTTAAACGGTTTCAATCCAAGAACAATATTGCCTTCATATTCCGGCACAATGTTCATTCCGTTTGTATGCAAGGAAAGCGGGTAGTCCTCAAAAGCATTAAGAGCTTTTTCAAAATCACGATTACAGGTAGGTTCCCCTCCTGAAAGAACAACCCCAATATCAGGAACAATTTTATTTAACGCCTTTATCTCCTCATATATTTCTTCAAATGAATAATTAGCATCAGAGGTTAGAATGTGTTTATTGTGGCAGAACGAACAATCCATATTACATCCACTAAAATAAATCGTAAACGCATATTTATTAGGAAAGTCCACCATCCCGGTGCAATATGAATAAATGGTCTTATCTGACATAGCCTACTCAATAATAAGTTCGGGGTTTGTTTTTCTCAGTTCATTAATTTCTTCTTCTGTATGATTATTTGGACATACAGAGTGTGCTCCTACGTGATACCCACAAATAGGACAAATAGAATACACTGTAGAGATAGAAAAATAAGGAATAGGTGTATTACAAATCATACTGATAAATTCCTTTGTTTGTTCCACGGACCACTCTTCACCAATATAGAAGTGAGTTGCCGTTCCACCAGTTGGAATAGGCTGTAGCACTGTGCGAACTTTAAGAACTTGAGAGAGATCATCCTGAAACTCAACCGGAATATTACATCCATTAGTAAAATATGGTGCTTTTTTAAGACCACGATGAACAATGTTAGGGAATTGTTTCAGAGACTTCTTAGCAAGTTTATAAGAAGCACTTTCCGCAGGAGTCTCTTCCACGTTCCAAAGCATTTTATATTCTTCCATCCAAGACTTAGTTTTATCAACCATTCCTTGAAGAATATCTTTTCCTAGGGCAAGACCCTCCTTTGTGAGAAGAGATTGCTCATCCTTAGTGAGCATTTCTACACATTCCCACGTACCAATAAATCCAACCGTAGTAAAGAAAGTGTCGTAACCTTTAGGAAGCGCTTTTTTAGAAAGAGCTAGAAAACCCTTATTATAGGCGTCTACTACTTTTCCACGTTTCCAAATATGGTATTCTTTGATCTTTTCCATAGTTGCGTACAAGTCTTTATAGAAACGCTTAATATCTCCCCTAGATTCACATGCCAGATAGGGAAGGTTTACGGTCACAACAACAAGACTGCCCGTTCCATCACTATTACCAAAAAGACCGCCTGTAGATTTTGCAATATCTTTAAGAGACAAACTCAGCCTACAGCAAAGAGCGCGAGTATCCTGTGGACTAAGTTTTTCCCCGCCGCCTACACCATTTACAAAGTTCTGGAAAAAAGGAATACCATACTTCGCGGTAAACTCACAAATCTTATCTGTAAGAGGGTGATCAAAGAAAGTATCTTCAACATTAAGAGTCAAAACAGGGAAAGTAAAACCAACCCCATTAGCATCTCCCTCATTAAAAGTATCAATAAAGGCTTCAGCAACAAGACGTTGCCATTCCCAAAGATCAGCGTGGGTGTGATTATTTACACGAACCCCGTCAACTGTGTAGTCATAAAATTCTTTGATAGGCTTTCCTGCGACCATAGCAACTTGATCTTTCATATCTGGCGGTACGGTAATATCAAGAGTAATATTCCCGAAGGGGGGTTGTGAGCCATATCTGGTATTAAAATTCAAATGAAATACAAAATTCTGAATCGCTTGATAAACTTCTTCTCTTGTGAGCTTGAAAGCAGTTGCAGGAGCACATCCGCTTTTTTTAAAATCAAGATATCGTTTATAAGCATATGGAGCTAGATAGGTATCAACCCCGTTAAATGCTTGTGCGCCTGAATAATCATTAGACATGCTCCCAATGAAATTAACCATATGATTAATAGCAGAATTAAAATGTTTTGCAGGAGCAGCTTTAATACCAACTTCTATACCATTATTCAAAAGATCAGGAAGAGAGTTACCACAGCAGTAGGGGGTATGGGTGCCCATCCCTAGATCGTGGAGATGCACCTTTCCTTTATTGTGCATTTCTACCAACTCCCCAAATCCTTCTTCTACCATTTCCTTCAGAGTATTGCGCCTAAGTCCTTCACTACCTACGGCCATAAGAAGTCCAGACGGACCTTTATTCTGGTTAGCATTTTCTTTCGCTACATCTCCGTCCTCCATGTATTCATTTATAATTTTACGAGCATCAATTCTAACTTCAGTCCGATTAGTCATAGAAATTCCTTTATAGATAATTAGTAGGTTAAATAAAGACAATTAAGGAGTAGTGTTGAACGGTAAAAGCCCATTCCAAAACACTACTCCCTAAGTAATTACATTTCACATTATATCAAAAATCAACCGATAAGTCAAGTTATTTTTTGTTAAATTTTATCAAGAACTTCCTGTTGAACCGAATCCTCCACGACTAGGAGAAGAAAGGCTCTCTACCTCTTTAATTTCAACCTTTCCCATAGGTTCTACAAGACGGAATTGACAAATCCGGTCCCCGTAGTGGATAGTTCCAGGTTTGAGGGCATAACACGGCATCCACCAGACATCATCTTGTCCGCAATAAGAAGAATCGATAACTCCCATGTGGTTAGTCTGAATCAACCCGTATTTCTTGAAAGTGGAAGAACGAGGAACTAGGTGTGCCTCCATGTTTCCAATGTTCATAGAGATGCCGAGGTTGACCATAATCGTCATTCCAGCAATATAATTAAACGGACTAGATAATGACACTTCATATTTGTTGTTTAGAATTGAACTGATTACTTTAAGGCTCGATGCCCTAAGATCAATCCAATTACCCACTTCAATCTGTTCAATCTTGGGAAGGTCTTTATCGTGATAATATATTTCAATTTTATTCATTAGTAGGTCCTTCCTTGAGAAGTCCAGAGAGAGTTTTCGTCGATTTGTTTTTATCCCTCTCTTCCTGAAGATAAAGGACCGCCGCAGCACTATAAACAATTGCACCGAGAATTTCGTTGATTGCGGCGTCATATCCACGAAGTCCAATGAGGTTATGTGCTTCCCTCAGTTTCTTTTCAGCTTGTCCTGTGGAGTGCCCAAGCCCGTGTGCTCGGGTGGTCTCCATGATAGGCTGATCTTCAAATGGAATGGTCCCTTCCGGATTATGTCGTTCTTTGCCCTTGCCATTTGCACACTGGTCATAAGCAAGTTCAAGAACGCACTTCAACTTTCGGAAGGGATCGTGTTCTTCCTTGTTGAGGTATGGATTAGGGATTTCTTCATTCATATATTCTTTAAAAGCACTTACCCTTTCTTTATCAACGAATTCCGCCGCCTCTACTTTTTCCCCCAGATTAATCTCTTCTCGATTTGTATTATTATTATTGTTTGTTTTATACCTAAAACGACGTCCGCAGTTCCAACAAACCCACACACTTTGTTTTTTTACAAATTCATTACATCCACAGTAATCACAACAAAAAAGATTATTTTTTTCCATTCTTAATTCTCCAGAAAAGTTTTAATATTTTTATTCAGAACTTCATATAGTCCTTCGAGAGCAAGCCACCGTTGAGAAATTTCTTCCTGTTTCTCTTCCTCTTCTACCTCCATAGCCTCGTCTTCAAAAGCAAACACATTTTCCCAATTCTTCATTTTGAAAGTCACATCAACATCAGTCATTTCCAATTCCGCTTCAACAAACTCATAGCCCATTTCAAGAAGTTTGTCAACCTGTTCTTTTTCAAGAGCATCAACAAAACTCACATTCCCTGAATCTGAGGAATCTTTTAGTTTGGCACTATTAGGAATATGAAGAGAATAATTTTTATCCTGCTTATAAACAGATTCAATAAAGTAAGAAAAATCATCTTCATGGACTTCTTCGTCTGTGATGTAAAAATCAAGAATATCTTCAATTCCATCGATACTCTGTTCAAGACACTTTACGTCTTTCTTGGAGGTAGTAGAAATATATCCTTGACCAAGATCCTCACAAAGAATAGCATCGTAATGGCCCGGAACGGGCGCGGTATTCCTAAGAAGATGATTTTTGATTACTTTCTTCAGTTCCCTATACCTATCAAGACTTTGTTCAAGGCACTCTAGGGCTTTCTTAGAAGTGGTAGAAATATATCCTCGACCAAGTTCGCTACAAAGAATAACATCATAATAGTTCGGAACGGGCGCGGTATTCCTAAGAAGACGTTTTTTGATTGCTTCCTTCAGTTCCCTTTTTGTTTCCTTAAATGGAATATACTCTTCTACTTCACCATATTCATTTGTAGTTGTCTTACGTTCAATGAGGTCTTTCAATGCCTTTTCATATTCCTTATTGAGAAGCTTGGCCGGAACAGTTCGCGTATCTACACGAAGTTTAACTGCCATTATCTTTTTACCGTTTACATAAGATACTTCAGGAATAACTTCTGTAGATCGTTCTTTGTTATATTTAACAAAACCACAACTAATTGGGGAGCCTTCCATATCGAAGAAAGGCTTGAAAGAGATAAAGTTATCTCCCACAGTAAACTTAAATTTTGTTACTCCGCTCTTCTTTCCAAACATTTTATTCCCCATCTACTTTCTGATATGTACTAGTTTTACGAGATTGCAAATTTTCAATAACACGAAATTCTTTATGACAATTATAGCATGTATACACATTGTATCGATGTACCGCGTTATCCTGCACAAAGTAATATGGGCCGCTCATGAAAATAAGATCGTGTATATTAAAAATGCAACGAATTGTATTGTATAACAATTTAATCATTAAACCACTTACCCCGGAATTTCGTCAAACGCATCTTTCATAGTACGATAAACAAAAAATGGAACATTGTGTATGTTTTTATACTTACCTACAATTGTTTTTATTTCCATATCAATATCGTAGTAATTAGCTAATTCTCGATAAGGAACCAAATCTTCTTCTCTGAGAAAAACATCGCACACCACCACACTATACCCAATACTTAAAAGAAAATCCGCTTGTTTAAAAGTAAAATCTAAAGCCATTCCCCAGAGTTGTTCAATGTAAGTATATTTTCCATTTACATCGCACATAAGATGGTCAGGTTCGAGTATACGATAATTATCCTGGGTAAACGTTTTATCACAGTATGTAGATTTTCCTGCTCCTGGGAGCCCTCGTACAATAACAAGTTTTTGCTTTTTAGACATTAAACAACACCCCCTTTTCAATTCTAAAGTTTTTATCTGCACCTTCCACAAAATTCTCAATATGCGACACAATAATGAATTGGATACCGAGTTTTTCGGAAAGCATCCTTACCATCTCAACAGCTTTTGGAACAAGCTCCTTTGACAGGAAACGCATAGGTTCGTCAAAAATCATCACGTTTCTATTTTGATTAAGATGCCAAAAACTAATCCTGAGTGCAAAAGAAGTAATGTCTAGCAACCCCCCTCCACTGGAAAACACAGGATTCATTTTTTCACCATCTTTGACAAACCAGAAATCACACTCCGTTTTACCTCTCCGCTCAACAAACTCAACCTTAAATTCAATATCTTCCTCAAACACAGACATGATTGCGGTAGTCACAATGGAAGAAATGTGATACTCAAGCTGTTGCTGAGTTTGCTTGCCTACATCTTGAATAAGTGCCCTTGCTTTGAGAGATGCTTCATAATTCTCTTTCAGTTCAATGAGTTGTTGCTCAATGTTTGACAATTGTTTTTGAAGCATATTTCTCTCCGCCTTTTGACTGACAATATATTCGGAGAGTTTGTTTAGTTCTTGTTTGTATTTTTGCATAAGAACCTACATATCTTCAGGAATCATTTTTCGGAGTTCTTCCATCTTCTGTTCAATTTCGGATCCAAGAGTTTCTTTTTTTTCACTGATTTCTCGTTGTTTCTTCTTTGCTTCGCGAATGGAAGACACACCAAACCCTTCTTTAAGAGAGTTCATAAGACTTTCCCTTTCACCTTCCAATCGCGCCTTCTTATTCTCGTTTTCACGAATAAGATTAGAAACCCGTTCAAGTTCTTTGATAATTTCATGCATATTTATTCTCCATTAACACATTCAGTTATAATTTTTTTTACTCTCTCCTCTGCCTCATTGACGTTTTTACTATTCCATAAGTTAGAGAAAAAGTCAAGGGAAATCTTTTCTGAATCTTCAAACCCATTCACAAAAGAACTGATCTTCATATCAATCTCTTTTCTGTTCTCATGCCTTTCCGCATCAATCACAATTCTAGAATCCGGAATAGGAATGGGAATTTCTTCAACCTCTTTTGTCACAGAATCAAAAATGTAAATATAAGGTTCGTGATCTTTCTGCTTAACAGAACTACGGCAGATAGAACCACAGTTATACAACCTCCGCTTTCCCGCCCGAGCACTATATTTGAAACGAGTGTGGTTATGCCCAGAGAAAACCAAATCAAATTTATGTTCTTTCAGAAAATCCTTTGCAGTATACCAAGGCTCTTTTATTTCAAAATTGAGTTCCTCTTCACTGATACCTATATGGATAATTAGAACATTGAATTTATCCTTTTCAGGTTCGGGAATGTCCTCTCCATAATGACAAAAATGAAATACACATTCTTTATCATCTTCTGGTGGTTCTTTTTTAATAATACCCGACTCACTTAATACGCCAAACGCTGAATTGTTTGATAATAGTGACTTAAAAGTAAGGTCATGATTTCCTGCTACAGAATGAAAAGGAATATTTACCATATATGTATTAAGAGGCTTAAACAGACTAAAACAACTTGAAATAAAATGTAATGGATATTGTGCTTTATCGAAAAAATCACCAACGGTTACAATTTTATTAACATGATTATCAACGCAATAATCAAAAATCCATTTCAATTTATTCTTCTGTGTTTCGGGGTAATCATCTGTTCTACACACCGGAGTATGATTTGTTAGATGAAAATCCCCTATGACGCAGTATTTCATTTATTACTCACTTTCATTTTTCATAAAACAATTGCGGCACACGTCACCACACTCAATATCAGTATAGGCATCTTCTATATTTAAGATATCACCACATATGCCGCACTTAATGATTCCCATTTCCAATCGTACAACATCCTCAATAAATTCAATGATTTTGTGGGAGAATTGAAAATCATTACTAGGCGTTGAATTACGATGACAGAAACAATCATGTGGAAACTTTTCCTCAAAGTAATCTCCCACATCTGTACATAAAGCACACAATCTTTCAATAATTTCTTTTCTTTTCATTGGGAGTATCTCCTACTTATTATCCTTAATATATTTACTCCAATATTCAGCAATACATCCTTCTTCCTTATCAAAAACCATTCCGGTTGCCATGCGGTTTCCTTTGACATACCCTTTCTTATGGTGCCAGAAATCACTAGACGTAAGTGAAGGAAGAATCTTAACCTCTACTCCATTAAAAGTATCCCCATCCGTGTATTTGGTAACACGTTTTTTATGGAGGTGTCCGATGTGCCATTGCATGAAGTCTACTTTAGACCATTCTTCCTGTGCTTCCCTAGCCATGAGCAAAGGCAACTTATCGTGTTTCTCTTCATTACCATGAGTGAATCCAATAAGCGTCTTACCATAACGATAATATTTACGAGAAATAGGAGCATTGTTCACATTAACGTGCTTATCCTTACGATACCAAGCATCAAGGTATTCACCAATATAAAACATGGTTGCGTAGTCGTGGTTGGAAGGAACAATAACAATATCTACATCTGCACACTTTCTAAGCAGATTAATGGTGTTTACAAGAATCCTACTGACAACAGTATATGTTTTTGTATACCGGGAATCGTTATCCTGCCTGGTTCCTGCCGTGGTTTCTGGGATCATGCCATCACTATTGAAAAGGTCTTGCCCCAGTGGAAGAAGAATCTTTTCAATATTCAGGTGACTAGCTTTGGCAAGAAGATCATAGACAGCGTTCATAAACAGTTCTTCGGCAATTTTTAGATCATATGATTCTCCTGTCTCCGCTGCCCATGCCAATTTTGAAAAGTGGTGATCAAAAATGGCAATTTCATACATAACAGGTTTTTTCTTTGAATCAGTATTTCTAACAACGGGAGCGTGTTTATTTACTTCCCCCATCAGCTTATACTGCTCTTTAATAACATCCAATGTCAAATCTTTAACAATCTTCTTGAATGTGACTTTATTCTGTTTATTAGTGGCGTATTCAACTTCTCCATCTTCGGTCTTAAACGGAGTAGTCCACTCATTCTTTGTGATATTTGTGATTTGCCATTGGGAAGGATCTAGACCATGCTCTTTATAAATATCCTCTTCAATCATACCTTCGGGAACGTCAATAGAAATAGTATCTCCACCTGTATCAGGAATGGTTCCATTCACATTTCGTTTGCCGTGGAACTGGTCAATATAACGGCGCACAGTCGTTCTAGGAAGATTAAGGACTCTCGCTACCTCAGACTTATTTCCAAGCTCTAGAAATTTAGTATATACTTCTTTAATAATAGATTCTTTGTTCTTATCCGACATTAACAACATTCTCCATTTTCAAAAGTTTTTCCACAAAGAGGGCATACTCCGGCTTCCGCTTCAATTTTCCTTTTCTCTTCCCTTGCCCGTTCAATAATCTTCATTACCTTCATCGTGGCTTCTTGAATCTCTTTATCCTGCCTAATCTTTTTATCAATATCTGCATAGGCTTTAGAAACTTCTTCATATTCCCCCACGTCTTCCCGTAAGGAATCATAAATGGGCTTGCAAGAAAGGAAGTTTGCAGTGTCATTATAAGCATCATTTATACGATCATAGTCTGAGATAAGTTTGTTTAGATTGAACTCAGATTCGCTTGCCATTTTATATTCCTTTACCAATTTCTTAGCGTGTTCAAGTACATTACCACACTCATCATATGTATCTAATTCATTAAGGGACTGCCGTATGCTATCGAGTTTATCTATACATTTCGATAGAGATTCTAAATCCTTATCAACTATTAAGAAATCCTTTATAATTGATTTAACGTGTTCCACTTTTTCATAAGGAATATTAGGAATTTTAGAAAGGGCTTCCTCAAGCACACTATGTCGTTCAATTATCTTAGAAAGAGACTTTTCATCTTCTTCATAAACAGAAACCTCTTCTACCATATCTTTTAAAGTTTGACAAGTGATTTCTGCTCCACCCACCCAAGAATATTGCTCAAGTTCCTCTTTTTTTGTTTTAGACAATTTCTCTTGTGTAACACTGTCTTTCCTGTAAGAGTTGACAAACTTACTGGCCTTACTGAGAGCCGAATCGATGGCAGATAACCCTACAATATCATTCAGAGTCCTTGCAACTTCACCAGAAGATTCTTGGAGAAGATAGAACTGATCAAATTGAGATTGAATATTGATACCAGAAACATTAGTAATATCGGTGACAGCCTCTGGAACCCCTGTACCAAGAGCTTTCAGAATTTCACCGTTACAATCATATTGGTTTGTTTTTGAATCTCTTTTTCTTTCGATATACTGCCCGTTATCAAAAACAACCTTTACAATAGTTGCTCCACGGCAATTGTTTTTCTTGAAAGAAAATCCACTAGGTTGATTGAAAAGGCACCACATGAGTGCCTTGATAATAGAACTTTTGCCGTTGTTTGAAGACCCGCTGATTACGTTAACCCCGTCTGTAAAATCAAGATGAGTTTTTGAATGGGCCTCAAAATTTTGTATAAATACTGATTTGATCATAGAGGTAATTAATAGTTAGAATTGATTTCTTCAATAAGACCAACAACATTTTCCTTTGTCGGAAGAAGTTCATCCGCTTTCTGAATAAGCGACATGCCCTTATCTGTGTCTTCTTTGAGAATAATATTCAGTTTATTAACTAGTTGTTCGCTGTACTCGTTATACTCGTCCGCGCCGTCCCAACCAAACTCCGTAAAATTCATGTATTACTCCCCCTCTTCAGATTCTTTGTTAATATAATCCTCAACAAAAGAAATAACATCTTTTACTTCATAATCATTCTTCTCAAAAGTGGTTCGTTTGAAATTGTCATCTCCAACAATAACTACATTGATACTCCCACAAGGAAAGAACCCAAGAACCAAGTCTTTATTGAAGACCACAAATACTCTAGGCTCTTCTGGATTCTGGTCATTGGGAACAGATTGCACACCAAGATCATGAAACTCTGTGGTTGCCCAACAAAGAAATACCTCTTGTTTGGTTGAAAGTTTGATGGTTGGTTCGGTTGCTTTTGGTTCGTTGTTACTCAAAATATTCTCCTTTTATTAGTGACAACATAGTCCGATAATTAAAGTTCCATCTTTAGGTGTGGGCGCCATAGATTTCCACGATCCTGACATTGCGCATTCCCTATCTTTTAGTATTTTTAATGAACTTCTTTACATTCTCTTCACTGTACACAATAGCATGTTTAAGCATGTAGTTTTCATCTATTTCATCAAACATAACTCCTACTTCAGATGGAAGTGGTTTCCTCTCAACCGCTTTTATATCTTTTTCTTTATATGTATTACCAGTACTCACCCATTGCTCATTGTATGGCGTTCCACAAAGATACCAATGAATATAATCCTTTCTCTTTGCGTTTAATAAAGTAAACTTTTGGTCATACACCTCCAAGGTTGCGTAAGGAATATCTCTAAATTTCAACCATAGCGGTGTTTTTATTGACTCATATACATAATTCTTATGTTTGAGAAATATTCCTTTATATCCTTTTTCAATAGCATTTATATATTGTGTGATTATGTCACTATATGATTTTAATTTAAATGGGTAAAGAATCTCAATGTTCGGTTGTTCTGAAATTCTTTTTAGAATTTTTATTTTATCCTTATATATCATTCTAATATTAGTCACATCAATAATATGAACTTTGAAATCATTTGGGGCACATACTTCTAGAAATTCATCCTCCTCTAAAAACCAATCTTCTAAATCATAACCTTTGTAGGAAATAACACAATCATATTCAAATTGCAAGTCCAAATATCGAAATAAAGGTAGGTTTTTCATTTCAGCAGCAAAGGCTTCCATCTGTGTCCTAATTACTTCAAGAACTTCTGAGCCTACACAGTATTTATTTAAAAATTTGCCATTAGTGAATTTTGTTCTAATCCCACCTACTTCGTACTGCCCATATATTTTAGACCTATATTTCACAACCTTTAGATAGGCATCCAATCTGGGGGAAATGTACTCCTCTTCTAAGCAAACCGGAACAATATAGTATGGTTCCATTGTTGTTTCGTGGGCTTCGATGTTCAATATCTTCCTAATGCTTTTTATATTCAGTCCCATCTTCAGATTCTTTTGCAGAATAAGGTTAACTACTTTTGTTGTTTGCTCATTGGTCGAAGATAGAATAGCAAGAGTATCAACTTGTTTCTTATTGGCCCGGTTTTTCACATTTCTAGAAAGGTATTCCAAGTAGTCAAATATCTCAACATCATCTCTACTCGCGGAGATACTTTTTTTATAGGGGATTTTCTTGACACCAAAAGTTAGATAAGGATCATAGGCATATCGTAGAGTCATGTATAGGGGGCGACCTATTTTAGTCAACCCCCTCTCAAGAATCTTCTCTTTTTTATTCGTCTCTTTAGTATGACGAACTTTCATTATAATATTATGTACGTCAGTAAGCGGCATATTACTACAAATTAAGTTTATTGTTTTTAATTATCTTTTTTCTAAGTTCTTTTTCATAAGAATCAGAAGGTGTGTTGTTGATTGTCATTAGCGCAATGCGGCCAATAACAAAAGCATCACAGTCATCAGAGGAATACCAATATTCAGTATTAATTCCCCATCTTTGTTTAACGCCTTCCATAACCTCTTTCTTAGTTGCCTTACCTTTACCACATCCCACCTTCTTAACACTAACAGGTGCTATTGTAATGAGGTTATTAAGATTGTTTATCTCTTTCATATAGAGTTGAAAAAGACAAACCCCAGATTGTTCTGCAAGACGAGAAAGGGCACTTCCACCAAAAGAATAACCCTCTTTGGCAACCCATTTCAAACTATCCTTATATGGGTCACATATTTCAAGAACCCTATTGGAAATGTATTCAAACTTCGCATAATCGTTTTCAAAATTGACGTAGTTTGGTTCTTCCACACCAATATCGAACATCCCTCTATATTTTTTCTTTTGTGTCTTCTTAACAGGAATAATATGATGTTCAATGAGTTCTTCTTTACCTGCATCAAAAATACAAAGGCCTGTGCATGATATGGATAAGTCCAGTGAGAGTAGGTGTTGTTTGTTACTACTCATAACGCTTTTTCCGTGGAGTGTAAAGGGATTCTTCAATCTCATTCCACTTTTTCTCTACCATTTTAGCAAGTTCTTCTTCTTTGTCGTTATCCTCAATAAACTTAATTAACGTAGGCAAAGTTCCTTTGAAATCCCAATCTTCCACAACATAAGATCGGCCAGACTTAGTGATAACTTTATTTGTGTCGAGGTATTCAATATTAGATACAATATCATCAATACCGTATTGTGGTGTCAGGAAAATAGTAATCATACGGCTCTTTCCCGTAATACGGTTTTTAGTCACATCAATATTTACCCAATGCCCTGTACGGTAAATTGTGTTACCAGATTGCTTCTTCTCCGTTTTACCTCTTTTGAGCCAAAACACAACATGAGAATAAAAATCAAGAGCAGATCCGCCCGAACGAATCTTCTTATCCTCAAACGGACTTGCATTCATCTTCTCTTTCGCCTGTGAAAGATTGATAATAATAGAATCTGTCTTATTAATAGCGGATGCAATAGTTCGGGATAATTCGTGACCAAAACGGGCCTTTAAGGGATACTGAGTAAGAGTTACATCCTTCCCCCCCTCGACAGCTTTCTGAATATCTTTTTTCCTATCATTATCTTGCTGGCAAATAAGTCCGTCGAAAGAGTCTAGAACATAAATAAACTTAATGCCGTCATCAGCAAGTTTTGTTGTTCGGGCATAAAAGGCTTCCATAGAGTTATCATTATGCCTGATAAGTCGAGAATTAAGTTTAGAGCCAAAATGTTCTACAATATCAAATAAAGCTCCGTTTTCGGTGTCTTGAAGATGGAGTTCGTAATCGTCAAACTTAGGATCATTTGCGGCTTCGGCAAGCGTTGTTAGGGCTAGAAGAGTTTTTCCTGTATGACTATATCCAGCGGGGTTTACAATATTTCCTACCGCAAATCCACCATCGGCCCTATCAGATATAGCTAAATTAAGGAGTGTACATCCCGATGAAACAAATTTTGTTTTTTTATTTTGATCTTCTTCGTTCACATATTCTTCAACTGCATCTTTAATCTTACTCATTAGCGTCTCCTGTTAGAATATGAAATTCATACTCATAAACAGTTTCTTTACCTTCTTCCACATCTTCGCCAAAGACAATAGTTCCCTTGTCAAAAGACAAGTAGGCGTAAGGGACAATATCGCCCCCTTTATACGGACCCATGTCTTCATTGAACATTACATTATAAAACATAACACCGTGTTCTTGGCATTCAATCTTAGAATAATTGAACATATATTCTCCAACACAGAGAGGGGAGAAATAAAACTCCCCTCTCTTAATATACTTATAGTATTTACTTCACAAATTCAAGAACTGCTTCACGGAATTCTTCTACACTACCAAAGTCTTCCGCGAACACATCAATTACATTTTCTTCACAAAACGCGTCAATTTCATCAGCCGTTTCCATCTTCATGAGTTTTGCAACAAGAGGGTTTGGACTGTCCTCTTCCTTATTACGAGAACGACTGCGGGAACGAGAAGGTTTTTCTTCCTCTTCTGTGGTATCTGGTTCAAAGGGAGGTTCCTCTTCCTTACCCCCGTCCACTTTTTCTTCACGCTTACCGAACGCCCTATCGAGTTGCTCTTGAGCGTCATATTCCGAATTCTTCTTAGTAGCCGAGACAGAAGTGGTGCCTTCCATCATTTCCTTGATTTCTTCATCGGATGCAAGATTGAAAATCCATTTTCCAAGAGGCTTAATTTCATCAAGTTCTTCATCAGAAACTTCATAAGGCTTCATTTCACCATTTTCAAGAGGAAGTTCCCGGTCCACAAGCCCAACGATCTTGAAGTCCGGCGCAGACTGCTGTCCCTTCTTACGTGCCTCTTCATCTACTTCCCAAGTATAATGGATGATCTTACCATCGTCCGGGTCTTGATAAAAAATAGGCTCACCGCGACGATCTTTGGCATACGCATCAATATTATCTTCAATATAGAAGGTAGACATATCCATATACTGGATGCCCTTATTCGATTCCTCTTCATTACGCCTATCCACGATACCATAGATAGCACGAGACTTTGGCTGAAGAGGTTTTACAACATTAGTGTAATATTCCTTATTCTCCTTACTACCTTTCTCTCCAGGGAAATTAAAACGAACCTCATCGTATTCGTCACACACGCGACACTTTCCGCCGTAAGTACGGGGACAAACAAAAGTTTCCTTATTAGGTCCAATATTAATATGTTGCTTATACACAAGTCGCCAGTTAGGAGATCCTTCTTTGAGGTTGGCAAAATCCTCCTCCGCCTCAAATGGAATCATATCAATAAAGTTATCTCCATTGTTCTGCTGATAAAGGGTACAAGAATTGATGAACTCTTCACTCCACTTACTGCGTTTAGAGTTTGGTTCATCGGAGGTTGCCGCCGCCACTGCTGCTTTGTCTTGTTCGGGGTCAAAGTTCTTGAACATTCCACGCTTACGAGCCATAAATAATTCTCCTTTTCTTCTATTCTTTTATGAATTTATGTTATATTATTGATTTTAAATTATTGATTCTAAAGTGCGATTTTACTCTTCATCCGCCGCACTAACAAGAAGATCGTAATATTCATTAACGTAATCTATGGTGGGCATCCAGAAATTAGCAGTCGTACACTCTTCACATGGTTTGATATACTCCTTCAAATCTTCGTGTTTTCGATTGTGAATACATCCATCACACCTTGTATCAAGCGAAAGTGCCTTTGCAGCTAGTACAGGCAGAACTGCACCATAATTATGAGGGTCATCTTCTGTCGCAATGTCCTCAAGAAACTGTTGATAAAATTTTAGTTTTTCTGTGTCGTTCACTATTACTCCTTCCTTTTTCTTCGGCGCAATGTGTCACCAAGTTTATTTTGTTGTGTTTCCAAAGGCACATCCGACCAATATTGTGTCATAAATAGGGATACTAAGTTACCAAGTGCGCTCCTTTTGGCCTGAAGTGAATTAAGCGTGGCATTATAGTAACTCAATTCTTCCTGAATGTCAAGCAACTTTTCGGATAATTTCTGATATTCTTCATCTGTTTTAATGAAAGCATCAATCTGAGCAACAGTAGGAGATTTGGCAAAACCAAGTTCTTTCCAATCCTTTGAAATTTTATTGGTCAAACGTGCCTGAAGAGTCTCAATTTGAAGTTTGGTTTTATCCTTCTTGGAAGCCATCTGAGAATGGAGTTCACCATACTCCTGAAGATCGGCAGGAATTTCCTGAAGTTCCTTGTCCAATGCGAGTTTGTTAATTTTTAGTTTTTCTTTAAGACTCATTTACTTCACATCCTTTTCCATAAAGATAATGGGAATATCATTTTCTTGTGCATATTGAATTTCTCGCGCAACCCCCGTGGATTCCTTCCAACCATCGAGACAGAGGACAAAAAGCTCATCTGCAATCTTCATAAATTCCAAATCACGCTCAATCCAAAAATCAGCACCCGTTTGGTATTCATATGGCATCCACTCAGAAATAGGATGACTATGTGTAAGAGGACTAAATACATTATAACCGTCCATCATAAGTTCTGCTGCTACCCTAGTTGCTTCTTTAGTCCTCTCAAGCATGACTTCCTGTTCATCATGTGTATAAGGACACGCCAAATAAATTGTTTTCATTCTTCTTCTCCTTTAAATCGTTTGTTTAGATGTACTTGTTGATTGCCCATTCTGGTATTTCATTTATATTTATTCCCTTATTCTTTAATATTGTCTTAAACTTTTGTGATGCCTCTCTTAAGTCTCTATAAGTACATCCCGGAAGCGAATGTACTCGTTTGTTGCATACAGCACATAAAGTACAGGCACTGTCAATATCGTTTTCAAATACTTTACATTTTGCAAAAGGATCAATATGATGTACTATTAAGTCTTTATCCGATCCGCAAATAACACATAAA